ATGGTAAGAAAGTCGAAGTAAAAGACGGCAAAGTAGAAGTAAAAACCGATGACGGTAAGACAGTTACAGTTAAGGTTGACGATGTAAAAACTACAGTATCTAACAAAAACAACGGCAATAAGGGTAACACCGAAAAGAAAGAAGATACATCATCAAAGAAAGACAATTCTTCAAAAACAAATACATCTGATAACGACAAGAAGCCAGCTAAGCCAAGCAACTCTTCAAGTAATAACCAGAAGCCAGCGAAGCCAAGCAACTCTTCAAGTAATAACCAGAAGCCAGCATCTAAGCCAGAATCTTCAAAGACTGAGACACCTACAGCAAAGCCAAAGCAGAAGGTATGGGTAGATGATTATAAAACAGTTCACCACGAAAGAGAGTGGATTGTAACAGGTACTCACGAAGAAGACGTATATGGTTGGGTAGGTTACAATGTATGCAACGACTGCGGTATGAAGTTGGCAGATGCTAATCAGTTGAAACAGCATATGCTTTGGGAATTAGAAGAAAATGGTGGCAGAGGCTCATATCACCATGAGAAAGAGTATGTAAAAACAGGAACCAAAACAGTAGAAGACGGCTATTGGAAAGAAGCCTATGACGAGAAAGTCAAAGACGGCGGTCATTGGGAGTACAGATAAGTAAATTCGACAGCAAGTATAAATCCTTAAAATAATTAGGGAAGAGAGGGTTCTTTATGAACCCTCTTTTTCTATGTTAAAAATAAATATTATATTAAAGAAAGTATTTAATTTAATTATGATATATGTTATAATATAAACATATTAAGGGGGGAATTTACATGAAAGGTTATAACCCTGATAAGGGTAATTATGATAAGGGAATGCTCTGTAATCAACAAAATAAAAAAAGAGGTTAAGCATTAGAAAAAATTGCTTAACCTCTTTGTTGTTTTAATAATAAAAAATCTTTTGTGTTACGGTGTAATAAATTTTAAAAATATATTATCTTGTTTCCTTGAAAATCGGCAGGCAAACTAAAATGACAGTAAGTTTGACTGCATTTTATCTTGTTTTAACTTAATTCAAAATTACTCAACTGAATTTTTGAAATCTCAAAAACCCAGTATTTAAGCCACTTTTAAGGCATTTTAAGTAATTTTGGCAAAAAATAAAAGGCGGTTAAAAAACCACCTTTTTTGGCAACAGTTGATAATATTGATACGGTTTCAAATGGTTTCATTTGGTTTCACCCGAAAATGAAACCATAACCGAGAAAGTGAAACCATCCGAATAACAAAAAAGGCGGGGCTTATTCAGCCCCAACCTCAATGTCCGTTCCGTCCTTAAAGCGGAATGTGATTCTGTTGTCAGCGTGTACCGTTGCCGTTTCCAAAAGTGTAATCCATAGTCCTTCGTCCCAGGTCTCAAGGACGAGGGGCTTTTCTTTTATCGAGCCGATGAAAATCCTCAGTTCTCGGTCACGTTGCATTCGGCTTTCCCGATCGGCTGTTGCCTTTTTCAGCTGACTTACCGCTTTCTCATACCGCTTGACCAGACGGTTGTATTTTTCGGTATATTCCTCCTGGGACTGCTGCGTGGTGGCGTTCTCCTTGATGCACTGGCTGACCAGCCCGGCAATAACTTGGATTTCATCGTTCATGGTGGCTATTTCCGAATCCAGTTTGGAGCAGTCCGCAACAACCTCACGCATGACCTCACAGGCTTGGATGACCTGCTCACGGTTGCCCATCAATTGATTATACGCTTGGAGGAACATCTGCTGTATGCTCTCGGTACTGAGAGTTGGCGTTCCGCACTTGGCTTTACCATTGAACTTGCTGTTACAGCGCCATACCTCTCTGCGATATGCATCCGTGGAGTGCCACACTTTTTTGCCGTAAAAACCACCGCAGTCTCCACAAATCAGTTTGCTGGCAAAAAGACTGGAACCGCTGTAGGAACGCCCTAAACTCTGGCGGCGAGCAATTTCGGCTTGCACTCTGTCAAAGTCCAATGCAGATATGATTGCCGGATGGCTGCCCTCAACATAGTACTGCGGGACTTCACCCTCGTTGACTTTCTGCTTTTTTGTAAGAAAATCCACCGTAAATTTCTTCTGTAGCAAGGCATCACCCTTGTACTTTTCATTCTGCAGGATACTCATTACCGTTCCTTGACCCCATTTTGTTTTACCGCCAGGAGTCGGAATGCCAAGGCCCATTAGGTGCTTGCAGATGCCGGACGCTGTTTTGCCCTCAAGGAACAGCCGGTAAATCATCCGCACGATTTCGGCTTCCTTTTCGTTGATGACGGGGACACCGCCTTCACCACGGTCGTAGCCCAAGAACTGTTTATAAGGCATACTGACTTTACCGTCCGCAAAACGCTTTCTCTGGCCCCATGTTACGTTCTCTGAAATGGAACGGCTCTCTTCCTGGGCAAGGCTTGACATGATGGTAATCAGCAGTTCGCCCTTACTGTCAAAGGTGTAGATGTTCTCCTTCTCGAAAAACACCTCCACATGGTGCTCCTTCAGTTTGCGGACGGTGACTAAGCTATCCACCGTGTTTCTCGCAAATCGGCTGACCGACTTGGTAACGATGAGGTCAATTTTACCCGCCAGGGCATCTGCCACCATATCATTGAAACCCTCACGGCGTTTCGTGTTCGTACCCGAAATTCCCTCATCGGTATAAACTTTTACGAACTCCCAGTCTTCTCGCTTTTTAATGTACTGCGTGTAGTAGTCGATTTGGGCTTCGTAGCTGGTGAACTGCTCATCACTGTCCGTTGATACACGGGCATAGGCTGCGACCCTCCGCTTGGCAATGGAAACAGTCGGCAGCGCAGTAAATCTATCCTTTGTGGCAGGAATGACCTTTATTGCTTTTGGCATTGAGTTTGACTCCTTTCTTTGGCTCTTTTTCTTGCCGACTCACGCTTTTCAGGTGTCCAGGATTCTGCCCTGGAGCGGTCTGACCAAATGCGGGTAACAACGCTACCATCCACAAGGTGGAAGTGTAGCGTGTTTCCATCATCGGCTATAATTTTCTGAATGCTTGTGGGCGTATTGACCACCTCAGCAACCAAGGCATCCAGGACTTCTTCCGGTATCTGCTTCGATGCGCAGTATTTTTTGCCCCTGGTATTGAATGTGGCACATATCCAAACAATGCGTGTTGCCGTTGTTTTTCTGTGATAATTCTTACCGCACTTAGCGCATTGAATAAGACCTGTGTAAGTGAAATTTGGCTTGACGGGTGGACTGCTTTTTCGGCTTTCACTTCTGCGCTCGATTTCAGTCTGCACGGCTTTGAAGGTTTTTAATGGAATGATGGCTTCATGGGCATTCTCCAACAGATACTGCGTTTTTTGCCCAGTATTCTGAATGGTTTTCTTCGTGATGTGATTTTCACGGAAGGTCTTCTGCAGAAGCAAGTTTCCTGTATAGGTGTAGTTCCGCAGAATTTTAGCGATAGTCTGCGGTTGCCAAATACCCCCGTTCCGTGTGGGGATGCCGTCCTCAGTCAGCCTGTTTGCAATACCATTGGGACCGGCACCGTCCAGATACTCTCTGTAAATGCGCCGTACAATTTCTGCCTCATCTGGGATGATGTAATACTGTCCATCTCGGATACGGTATCCGAGCATCCTGCCGCACCAAGGCATTCCTTCTTCAAAGTTCCGCTTGATGCGCCACTTTTGGTTTTCGCTGGCAGAGCGGCTTTCTTCCTGGGCATAGGATGCCAGAATAGTCAGCATCAATTCTCCATCGGCGCTCATCGTGTGGATGTTCTGTTCCTCAAAAAAGACATCCACCTCCAACGCTTTTAGCATACGGACGGTCTCAAGGAGCGTCACAGTATTACGCGCAAAGCGGGAGATGGATTTTGTGATTATCATATCGATTTTTCCGTTACGGCAGTCAGCAAGCATACGCTGGAAATCTGCACGTCCTTCCTTTGTGCCGGTAATAGCTTCATCAGCATATACACCGACAAATTCCCAGCCGTCCTCTTTTTGAATAAGGTCATTGTAGTAGCTGACCTGGGCAGACAGAGAGTGGAGCATGGCATCCTTGCCGGATGAAACACGGGCGTATGCTGCGACCTGCTTTTTTCGCTGTAGCTTTGGAATTTGAGCGACTTTCGTAACTTTTTTAGGCATTATACCACCTCCTTCACAGGTGACATATTACCTCTGAAACCACTTAATATCCAGTCATTCTCGCGGTATAGGCTGTCAAAATTGATACCAAATATCTCGCACATTTTTGTTTCTATTATGCCGAGTTCCTCGGCTGTAATCAGCCCTTGGGAGAGCATGGTCCTTGCCTGCGCCATGGCAGATTTGTATCCAAGTAGAGCCTGGAAAGCCTTACTGTCCATCATGCGCACCCCTTTCACGATAACACTCCTGAGAGCAGTATTTTCGGTTGGCTCCGCTGTAGTCAACAAATATCTTTCCGCAGATAGGACAGGTATGCGGTACGATCTTTACACTGGAACGCTCATAACGATGTCTGTTCCACCAGACCTGCTTGCACCGGTCGGTGCAGAACAGCCGAGGTTTCGCATTTGGAGTGCGTATAAGTTCCGTACCACAATTCTTGCAGCACAGTTTTTCTGTGGAAGTCTCTGTGACCATACCGTTTCTACGGCAGAATGTTTTGATAGTGCTGACTGGGATGCCGAGGGCTTCTGATATGGCCGCATAGGTAGCCTTTTCATTTCTCATGGCTACAATCTGCTTTTTCTGCAAATCCGTCATAACGGGTATCCTCCAATCCGAGGAGAACTCTCCTCAGTTGGCACTTGGTCAGCACATATGCGTTTTGACGAAAACTGGGCACAAAAAATAAAGCCCACCGAAGAGAAAAATCTCCTCGATGGGCTTAGTGAGTTACTTATTCGGGATTTTCAGCTTCATGCCGCTGTAAATGACATTGCTCTTCAGTCCGTTCAGGCTGACGATTTCCTTGTAGCGGCTGCCGTTGCCGAGATACTTCTTGGCGATTGCCCAGAGGGTGTCCCCATGTACCACAGTATGGATGCGGTAATTCTCCGCAGGTGTTGCGCCAACTACGGCGAGTGCGGAAACCTTGATGGGAGACATGATGGCATATCTGCCGCTCTCGTCCCGGTTGATGACCGCACGATCACCGCTGACCTCATAGACATACCAACGCAGTTTGCGCACCCAGGACGGGATGGTTTTGCCGCTGTAATAGGTGCTGCCGGTGATGGTCACAAGGTCACCCATTTTCACCGTACCGGTGGTCGGCGGCGTGGGCTGTGTGGGTTTTACCTCGCCGCCCAGCTGTGCCGTGACCTTTTCGGCAAGCTCGCCCATACGAGCATACATCCAGTTGCCGGGGCAGCTTTTGGCGGCAAACCACCTGTGGACGGTCAGTACCATCTCATCCGACTTTGGAGTGTAGCCAAGCGTTTTCGTCTTATCTCCAAGCCAGAGCAGCTTGGTTTTGCCGTTGCGCCTGCAGATATCGGTGCAAAGCTCGATGAGTCTCTTGTACACCACATCCTTGAAAGCATACGGCTCGGAATTGTCACTGGCACACTCGATGGTGACGGCTCTCTGGTCGTTGGCTGCGGAGGAGGAGCACCAGGAGCGGTTTTTCTCTTCCACATACATCCCGACCCGACCGTCCACGCCGATGCCGTAGTTACAGCTTGCCTGCCGTGAGGTCGGCAAAAAGATGTTGCCGAGCGTTTCCACACTGCACTGACCCACCACGCAGTGGGGCGTGATGCGGTCAATGCTGTGGGTACGCTGCCCGGAGTGGTTCGGGCTAAGTTTGGTGTAGGACACCAGGGTGCTGTTCGTGTAAGCCATATTATTCGTCCTCCTTTTCGGCACGGTCATGAAGCTGCTCCAGTACGGATTTCAGCTTCTGCGGAATGGGCAGTCCCAGATATGCGGCATTCTCCAAAAGACTTACGCCCTCGTTCGACAGGTAGAAGAAAATGACGGCGGTACGCATCACCGAGCCGCTGCCGATGACACGGGTGTCGAGAATATGCCCGATGCCGACCAGAGCGAAGATGAGCACCTTTTTGAAAATGCCCTTGAATCCGACTTCGCTGGACAGCTTCTTATCTACCACGGCGCACATGATGCCGGTGATGTAGTCGATGACTACGAAAGCCAGAAGCGCGTAAAGCAAGCCGTCACATCCTCCCAAGAACCAGCCCAGCCAGCCGCCGATACCGGCGAATACCACCTGAATGGTCGTCCAGAATTCTTTCATGTTGTTTGTCCTCCTTTGAAAGTTGAATTTGTGTATGAAAAAAGGCACTCCGCAGAGCGCCTTGATTCCGAAAAAGTTATGTTACTTTGGTCAGCGACACCGTGTGCCACGAGGACCATGTGCCGCCATAGTTTCCTCGGATATACATCCTTGAGCCATCATAGACGGTGTACCGTTGCTGAATGAAGTAGCTCTCCGGCAGAAAGACCTCCAGCATACCGATTGTAGTGGTCGGAAAGTGCTTTTCCGTGGAAGCGGAATACGCAAAATAGTAGCCGGGAGTCTTTACATTGTTGAGGTCGGTGGTCGAGCCGTCCACTCTACCCATTTTGCCGTGGACATTGACGCCGTTCATGTGGATGCTGCCGTCCACATCCAGCGTGGCCTGCGGGTCCGGCGTGTTGATGCCGACTTTCTTTTTACGAAGCGCAATGAGCGGAGTCCCTTGCGGTACAGTAAAATACAGATCCAGACTGCTCAATGAATAGAGCTTGTCTTGGATCTGCAAATAGAAGTCGTAGGAACTGTTGGCATCCAGATTGCACAGTTCCAAATTGGAGTAGCTGAAAGAGGTTCCGCTTTTTGTCGTGTCGGAATAGATGCTGGTGTAGCTGCCGTAGCTGCTCTCACTGGTTTTCTTGTAACGATACCGCACATAAACCACGCTGTTTTTCTGCGTCCCGTCTACGGTCACAGCGGAAATAGAACCGCTGAATTTGAGCTGCATTTCCGCTTCAATGTCGTTGGTGCGCCGGAGCGTTACCGAGGATATTTTCGGCTTGGTGTACGGAATGACCGTCACCGTCTGTGAAGTTTCGGCGGTGTAGCCGCGGGAGTCCGTGACCGAGAGCGTGACCGTCACACTGCCGGACTTGGCGATTTTTCCGACAGATAAGGCAGAGCCGGTAGTGTTAGAGGATGACAGCCCGTTGCAGGAAGCTGTGTAGCTGGAAATACTGGCACCGTTTTTTGCAGTTGCCGTTCCGGGCGTGACCTTGAGGGTCGAGTAGTTCTGAACGAATAGCTGGTCGTTGCCTGTGAGGTTTTTCGTGGTCGTGTAGCTGTCGGCATAAGTGAATCCGCTTATGGTTGGAGCAGAATTGGTTGCCGTGGTCAGTACAGTGGCGGTCTTGCTTGAGGTGCTGCCAATCTGCGTTGACCCGCTGTAAGACGAAACCGCAAAGGTACCTGTGAACGACTTGATGGATGCCATAGCGTTCAACAGCGTTGTCCTCTGCGCCGATGTCAGCGTGACCGTGCGGTTCGCCGTGCCCTTCGACCAGGAAAGTCCGGAAATAGTCAGGATGGTCGTGCTGCCGTTTTTGAGCACCAGCGTATTGGTGTAGGAGGCTTCGTACACGGTCACATTGATGGTAATGGAAACCGTGGCATTGTCCGCCGTCACCGTGTTGACACTATTCACCACAGCACCGCCCAGTGTCTTGACCGTGGAACTGCCGGAAGTGCCGTAGACATGGTTGTACTGCCGCCTTGCTCTGACCTTCACCGTGTAACTGGTGTTCGGCGAAAGCGAGGACAATGTTACGCTGGCACTGGTGGATGCGGTCGTAGAAAAGGTCGTCCATGTGGAGCCGCCGTTGGTGCTGTACTGCCAGATATCCACTGTTGAGGTTGAACTTGCAGAGATTTTGAAACCGTTTGCGGTGATAGATGAAACGGAAAAACTCACAGTAGGAGCAGCTCGGTCAATAGTACTCAGCGTAACATTATAGCTGCCGGAAGGGCCGGTGTACTGACCCCACGGGCTGTTAACGCCCCAGTGCCAGTAGATCGGAAGGGTCAGCGTACCGTTGCTGTTGTGGTACACCGTGACCTGCTTGTCCTCGATCAGCCACTTCGTGCCGCTGCCGCTCTGACCGTTCGTAAAAGTAAAGCAGTTTGAACCGGAGGTAGCCGTGCCGATATAGGAAGTGCCGTTGGTGCCGAAGTCCGACCATGCAATGGAGTATTTTGAGTAGACATACATACCCAGAGCGATGGTCGAGCAGTTTGCGATCACATTCTGGGAGATGATCTTCACATAGATGTAGAGGTCGGTCGTCCAGCTGTTGGAGCCGTAATTCGTTTTTTCGGATTTCACCAGATAGGCGGTGCCGCCCGTCATTGCCATAGCTTTCCCTCCTTAATCCAGAATGACGATATTCAACCCCTCGGACGCCGTGGGCATCGGGACAAACTTCGTTTTACCCACGGTCAGTTCGCCGTCCACCGTGGTTTTCTTGGTTTGTGTTTCATCTTTGTTCAGGGTGAAAATCACCTCATCGTTGTAATAACCGGCAAACTCCGTGTTCGTGATAACCGTCCGCTGGGACGATGCGCTGTTGGATACCTCGATGCCCCGCTTGTCGATCTTGACCTCCTGAGTGTAGATCTCGTTGGGAGCAGGCGTCCACTTTCGGGGAATCGCTCCTTCGGAAATCATGATGTCGGCGAGATAAATGGACGCATCCCGACAGTAGCAGTAAATATGCAACGTGGGGTCGGTCACATCCGTGAGCGTTACGGAGTAATCCGTCCAGTCAAACGCCGTGGACTTATTGAACAGGTACTTGGTTTTGTTCCCGTTGTAGGTCACATAGAAATACCCGGACATGGTCGAGGTTTTCTTTGCCCGAACCGAGATCGTATAGGTGCCGGGAACCACCCCTCGGATGTACTGCGACAACGAGGAGTATGCGCCCAGCACAAAGCAGGAGTCGGAAATGGTGTTGTTTTGCGTATCTGTGGAGGCATCCGTTTTCACCGTACCGGAGTAGCTCCAATCATCCGTGATGCCGTTCAGCCCGGAAGAGTTCTGCACATAGTTGATGCCGCCGATGTACTGCTCCTGCATGGTGACGGACAGTCCATTCACCGTGTGTTCCAATTCCGAAACACGGCTTTCGGAGTTCAGCACCCGTTCCTCCAGGACGCCCTGGTCGTTGGACACCGTTTCCACGGTTTCGGTGAGGGTCGCCACATAGCTGTTCAGCCCGTCGATGGTCTGTTGGAACTGTGCGTTCTTCTCGGTCAGAATGGAAATGGTGGTGCGGATCGTTTCAATGTCGTTCTGCACCACCCATTCGTTCCCGTCCCATATTTTCGTTTCCGGCGGGGTCACAGAGGTGTCCACCCAGAGCTGCCCCTCATAGGGGTTCTCCGGCGGCGTGTCCGAGGTGACCACATCGCAGAGACTGATAATCGTGAACTGTGCCGATGCGATCATCTCACCACCTCCTTAAAGTGCCACAACGACCATAAAGGTTGCCTTGGTATCCACATCGGTGCTGGACACCGACAGGGTCTTGCCGGTCTTGCTGCCGTTGGTTCCCCAAGAGGTATCGACTACACCGTCCTTGTTGTACTTCGTCCAGGTGTAACTGCCGTTTCCGGCTGCGTCCACCTCGGAGCCCGCCTGATAGCAGACGGCGGTCAGCACAGTCGTGCCCTGGCCGTTCTTGAACACATCGCCGCCCGTGGAGGTGACGATGATCTGCAACGGGTCGGAGTTGTCGATGAAGGTCGCCACATCGAAAAACTTCGTGTTATAAGAAGCGGATGCGGAATCCGTGTCCTGCGCACAGCACTTGAATACTGCATAGCTGTTGACTGCAGCGGCATAAATGGTGAGCGTTGCGGTAGCCGTTCCCGTGTACTGTCCGGATGCATCCGACAGTTTTCTCCAGCCAATGCCGAAGTCTGCATCATAGCCGGTGGAAGAAGCAGCGGTGACGGAAGCGTCCATGACCGCCCACTTGTAGCTGACCTTGGTGGTGTCTACCGTAGAGCCGCGCCACAGCTCGGCCTTGGCGGTCAGACTGGCGACCTCCTCGTTCTTGAACACATTTCCGTTGGGCGTGGTGACCAGCAGGTCAACGATGCCGGAGCCGTTGACCACACGGGAGAAGGAAATGGTCAGCGGATGGGTCAGCGACAGGCCGGTGCTTTCGTCCTTGTAAGTGATGACACAGCGGTAGTCGATGCCGGGCAGCTCCGCCATGACATTGGCCTTGACCGTGAGGATGTGGCTCTTGGCACCACTGAGGGCGTAGTTCATGCCTGCGGTGATGGCGGTGTTGCTGTCGCCCACATACCACTTGACCGAGGTGACATTGGCGGTGGCGATCTGGTCGGCAGTGGTGCCGATAACATACAGGCTGGGCGTCAGAACGAGGTTCTTCGTTTTCCAGTCTGGGGTATAGCTGCCGTTGTCGGGGTTGTACATCTGCGTCTTGGCGAGATTCGAGCCGATGTAGCCCGTCAGCGTCAGTGCGTCATTGTAGTCTATAATCGTAAACTGCCCTTGTGCTTTGCTCATGTGAGAAGCCTCCTTTGAAGTTGTTGTATCTGAACCGGACACTGTGCCGGCTTCTGTTGTGGGTTCTGCGGTTGCCATAGTAAATTCCTCCGTTATAACAGGCTCTGCCTGGTCGTGGTGTCGATGAGGTCACAATAAAAAGTGGCGCGGACTTTGACATCCGCACCTGTGATGACCACGGACTTTGCGCCGCCGAAATGCTGTTCATTCCAGACTTTGTCCGCTTCCGTATCCTCTGACACCCTTGTCCAGACAAACTGGTTGGCATCCAGCGTGTCGGTGATGTCTTCATCCCAGGAGTACACCTTGGCGGAAAGCAGCGTTTTCACATTGCCGTTTTTGAAGATGTTCCCGTTGGATGAGATGATGACCAGCCGGAGCATTTTCTGCTCCTCAATGGTGGTAATGCGGTCGCTGACCTCGGTGACCTCCTTGCTGGTGGCGTAAGCTCGAAGCACGACTTCGCCGCTCTCCAAATCCCAATAAGACGAGCCATCCTGTGACTGGATAACACCGGCCTTGATGATGTTTGCTACCAGAGAGCCGGAAGTGATGAAGTCCGCAACGATCTGACCATCTGCCGTGATGGCAGTTTCGTAGGGGCCGTTGTAGCCGTTACGGGAAAATCCCAAGCCGCCCACATTCCACCGCCAGACATTCACGGCTTCGTCAATGGAGGGAGCGTCCAGAATGAGCAGCTCATAGGGCTGTCCGTTTTCCTCGCTGGTGTGGATGACCACATAGCCGCCGCTCTGACCGGTGATAAGCCCGGTGGCCTTGCCGATGGCGGTTTGGAGCAGTTTTGGAAAGCGTCCCACCGTGGACTCCACCTTATCAACCGAGGACTGCACCTCGGAGATGGTGGTGATCATACTGGACTTGCTCTGACCGAGGGAAATGCTCTTGTATCGCTCGGCGAGGGTATCGTACACGGTTTCAATGACCATAGCCGACACGCTGACACCCAGAAGCGAGTGTCGAATGGTGACGGTATCACAGAGGTTGACCCGCTCCAGGAGTGCCGAATACTCCGGCTGTTTCCAGAGCGGCTCAAAGGACACCTTCACCGTAGGGATGGTCGCACCCAGCGGATTTGCCTTGATGTAACTGTTTGCTTTTGCTCTGAGGGTTTCCTCGGTCACAACTCCGTCAAACTGGTCGGAGAAATCCATGATGAGCGTTTTCGCCCGGACGATCTCCGAGGTCACAATGGGGAGCGTTACCTCCGGCAGCGTGACCACCGTTTCGGTTTCTGCTCCTTCCGGTGTGTACACGGCATACGGGAGCAGTGCCGTGTACACACCGCTGTTGTCCTCGTCCTGCTCCAATGCGGTGAGGTTCTTGCCGTATTCAATGACCACTCCGGTCTTCTGCCCACGGTGCGAATGGAACTTTACCGTGAAGTTGTCCCATTCAAACTCGCCGTACCATTTGGAGAGCATGGAGCCTTCCGTGCCGCCAAGGCAGGCTCGGACACTTTTCGGTTGGGTGACGGAAAATGCCTTTGCATCCGAGTAGTCCGTCCAGCCGGTAAAGCGTGTATCTCCGGCAAGAAGCTGCGAGAGGATAAGCTGCGGAGAGCGGCTATCGGTACTGAACGGCAGCACCGGCACATTGGCAAGGTCATAAGAAATGTGCTGACCGTAGACGGTGACGATGCCGTTTAAGGGTTTCGTGATGCGGTAAATGCGGAATGCCTGGTCGGCGGCGGTATCGTTGGGCTTTGCCTTGATGATGCACTCCTTGGTGATAAGCCCATAGTGCTGACCACTCACCGGGTATTTGAGCAGGCACTCGAACACACCGTTTCGCTCCTCGGTGACCTCACAGGAGATGGTGTCCGTCAGTACGCCAAGACCGAATGAGCTGAAATCGGTGGTATTTGCGGCGTAAAGCACAGGGATCATGAAAACCACCTCCTTTCGGGCATAAAAATACCACCGGGGATTTCTCCCTGGTGGTTGAGTATAAATGATTTACTTGTAGCTCGACAAACTGGAAGTTAGCGATTTCTTTTTCCGGTATTCTCTGTCCCACGGATTTCCTCATGATAGAAATAATCTACGATCACCGGATGCCCCTGCGGGACTCTGCCATATACTCTTTATATAAGTCGGTAGTTGCCCATGAACATCTTTGTATCAATTCTTCCATAAGTTTCTCCGTCCTGCAAATTCCGACTTGTCGTTCTCACTTAAAAAATATTATACCATACTTTTTTGAATTTTTCTACCGCCTACAATCGGGAGCGACCTTACAGACAGCACCACCTCGGAATGACCTCGATCCGCTGCACATTTCCGGCGCAGGCGATGGTGGTCGTTCCCGGCTTGAGCATAGGAAAGCCGTCGCCGGTAACGGTATCGTTTTTGAGGGTGGTATCCTTAAAGCAATTCATGAGTTCGCTGTCGATTTCGATGCACTCATCGACCTCTGAAATCGTCCACAGACTCGCACCTTCGCCTTCCGGCTGAACCATGAGCCGAATCAGACCGCTACCATAGATTTTCATATATGGTCGGCTCTCAAAAGCGGTCGGATTGGTAATCGTCAGTTCGGAAGCGTCAGCCGACACCGTCTGCTGTCCCGCAAAGCTGTATTTGAAAGGCTTGCAGTTGAAGGTCACGGTGAAGCAGCCGATTTTATTCAGTTGCTCCTCAATATCCAGATTGCCGGATATGACTCCGTAACGGAAATACTCCGCATCGTAGGAGTCGGTGAGTTCGTGGTATCTGTCCGGCTCGGAGTACAGCCAGCCTTTGATGTCCCGCAGGTTGGATGCAAGGGCGGCTACGTTCTTCCGTGCGAGGAACACCGTGTAGGTCACTTTGATGTTGGAAAAACGGCGGTTGGGATTGATGATGTCGCCGCTCCGACCGGGAATGGAGACGAACTCCGCATCGTACTCCGGTGCGGAGAACACGTCCTTCTTCTCGATATGCAGACCGAAATCAGCGGAACTGCGGCCGTTGTAGGTGAAATAGCTCATGCGAATACCACTCCTTTCCGCTGGGCGAACTGGTTCGCCGTTTCCATGACTTCGTTGGTGAGCTGACGGATATCCTCACTGCTGTAATTGTTGAAGTTCGTGATGTTCAGGGCGATGGTGAAAGCGGACGCCGCCTTACCGACCACACCGTCCACCGCAGAACGGATCGAGCCGTTCACATCAAAGTCGGTAGGCAAAGCCGTCTGCATATCGTGGGCAAGGTCGCCCATGACGCCGTTGATGTCCTCGGCCATTCCTTCTGCGGCTTTGACCGCTTCATCGCCGTTGTCGTCAATGGAGCCTGCAAGACCCTTGACCAGCATTTCACCGACCCATGCCATCTCCTTCGAGGGCGAATGGATACCGAAGAAATCGCAGATGCCGTCCCAGATGGAAGAGATCCACCCGGACACCTTGTCCCACAGCCACGAGGCAAGCTGGGTAATACCGCTCCACAGTCCCTTGACGATGTTGCCGCCGATTTCTACGATCTTATACATCAGAGAGCCGAAGGCTTTCACGATGCCCGCAATGATCTGCGGCACGGCCTTGACGATTTCCACGATGATGGTGGGCAGGTTTTCAATCAGCGCAACGAACAACTGAACGCCTGCCATGATGATCTTATCGATGTTCCCGACCAGTGCATTGACAATGCCGGAGATGATCTGCGGAATGGCCTGCACGATGGTCGTGATGATCTGCGGTAAAGCCTGTATCAGCGAGATCAGCAGGTCGATGCCCGCTTGGATGATTTGCGGAATGGCGTTAAGCACGGCGGTAATAATGCCGTCTATGATTTTCGGGATAGCTTCCACGATTGCCATAATGATATCCGGCAAGGCAGTCACCAGCGAGGTCAGAAGTTGAATGCCCGTTTCAATGATCTGCGGGATGGAATCCAGCAGAAAGGTAATGATACCGTTGATGATTTCCGGCAGGGCGGCGATCAGTACGGGCAGCGCATCGAGAAGTCCTTGCGCCAGTCCTGTGATAAGCTGCAGCGCGGCATCCAGAAGCATCGGCAGACTGTCCACCAGACCTTGTACGATGGTAACGATAGCCTGCACCGCCGCCGGGATGAGCGTGGGCAGCGCATCCGCAATGCCGGTCACCAGCGTGGACACCAACTGAACCGCAGCGTCAATAAGCAGGGGCAGATTCTCAATCAGCGTGTTCACGATGGTCATGAGTGCTGACACCGCCGCCGGGATAAGCTGCGGAAGCAATGAAAGCAGCGTTTCCAGCACCTGCGAGAACAGTTCGGTGACTGCTTCCAGCAGTGTGGGCAGCAGTTCACCCACAGCCGTCAGCAGGGCATCCAGCGCCGTGGGCAGCGCCGCCACGATGTTCTCAATAACCGGGGTGATGTTCGCCACCACGGTCTTGAAGGCATCCACCATGTTGTTGCACAGCAGCTCCATGTCAGCGTCCGCATCACCAAAGCCTACAATGAGGTTCGAGACGGCGGATTTCAACGCATTGACAGAGCCGGAAATGGTGGCTTCCGCTTCTTTTGCGGTCGTACCGGCAATGTCCATGCTCTCCTGCATGACATGGATGGCTTCCACCACATCTGCGTAGGAGGAGATGTCGTACTTGACGCCGGATATCTTCTCCGCATCGGCAAGCAGTCGCTCCATTTCCTGCTTTGTGCCGCCGTAGCCCAGTTTGAGGTTGTCGAGCATCGTGTAGTTCTGCTTGGCAAAACCCTGGTAGGCATTCTGAATGGAGGACATATCCGTACCCATCTTGTTGGCGTTATCGGACATATCCGTGATTGCCATATCCGCATACTTTGCGGCTTTCTCGGTATCACCGCCGAGAGACTGGATGAGGCTTGCGGAGAAGCCCGTGACCGTTTCCATGTACTCGTTGGCAGAAAGTCCTGCCGTTTTGTATGCGTTGGCGGCGTACCGCTGGATCTCCTGTGAGGAGTCCTTAAACAAGGTGTCAACGCCGCCGACCAACTGCTCATAGTCTGCATAGGCGGCGATGACCTCTTTGCCGAGCTTCACGGCGGCGGCACCTGCGGCAACGGCCACAGCACCGAGTGCCACACCTACGGTTTTGAGAACCTTGCCGAAGCCTTCAAACTTACTGCCGGATTCCTCCGCAGCCTTGCCGCCCTCCTTGATGGCTTTTTCGTTCTCGTCCAGCTCACGGTTCATATCGTTGAGGGCGGCTTCGGCATTGTTGAGTTGAATCTGCCAGTTCTGGGTGCGGCGGTCGTTCTCTCCAAAGGAGTCGGCCGCGTTTTTAAGAGCAGAGCGCAGAGTTTCAATTTTCTGCTTTTGCGCCTCAATCTCCTTGTTCAGCACCTTATTCCGTGCGGCGAGAGCCTCCACGGATTTATCGTTCTTATCGAACTGAGAGGTGGCGAGCTTCATTTCGGAGCCGAGCACCTTGAAGGCCTGGTTGATATCCGCCAGTGCTTTTTTGAACTCCTTTTCGCCCTCAAGACCGATCTTCAGTCCGAAACTGTCTGCCATGTACCGTCACCTCCTTAAATGCCGTCCGGGATAATATCGTCGATGTAATGCTCTCGTGCCGGGGAGGCCTGCCCGTTATACTGCTTGTGACACTCCCATAAGTCCAGCAGCAGACCGAACGGCATCAGCCACACCTCATCCTGGCTGAGATGCAGGTGGGCAAGACCGTAATAAAGAAGCCGGGTAAACAGCTCCGCATCGGAGACCGTTACCCGACTTGCACGTTTTTTGCGTCTTTCTCACTTTCCACATTCCGCTTGGTGCCCTTATAGAGAGCTTCCGTAATGGCGGTTTTGTATCCGGCAAGATCGAGCGGCGTGGTCAGAAGCTCCACCACATCCTCCGTGAGCAGCTCCTCGGGATGCTCTTTATCCTTGAGGTTGTGGACAAGAATACTCTGATTCGCCAGAAGCGTGATAAGCCACACGATCTCTCCGATGGCCATTTCAAAGTTCTCGGACTTCATCAGCTTCTCGCCGAGGTTTTCCAGTCCGCCGTAGCGACCGGCGATCTCCTTGGTAGCCTTGGTGGTAAGCAGGAGTGTGTATTCCTCGTCACCGATGGTGATGACTGCAGTTCTCTCGTTATCCATTGTGCGTTACCTCCGTTAACCCTGTTTTTCGGGTGTCGTGGTATAGGTCGGCTCATAGACTTCCTTATACCAGTTCGTGATGGTCGCAGCGGTCACATCGCCCTCCAGTGCCTCCGCTTTCCACGGGTGCTTGCCGCCTGCGTCTGCTTTGTTGCGGCGCAGAATGGTGCCTTCAATAGTGGGTGTAGAGAAGGTAATGCTGTCGCCCTTGGTGGCAAGGTTCGTCGCCGGAATACCGAATTTCACGCGGTACAGCCAGTAATACTTGTACTTGCCGTTGGACTTCTTGGCACGGAAGCCTACCGCCACAGGGTCGCCGCCGTCCTCGGATGCGGAAATCAGCACCTTGTTCTTGTCGATGGTTGCACCCGTGAGGTCGGATGCCGCCGTAGAGCCGATATCGTCAATGCCGAGGGAGAGTGTGCCGGATTTGAATTCCTTCACGATCTCCGAAGCACCGTCGTCGGCATAGAGCGTCGCTTCTGCCAGTTCCACCGAAAGGTCAGCGGAGATGGCTTTCGCAAGCTGAGACGGCGTACCGTATGTTTCCTCACCGGCATCGTTCTCGGTGATTTTTGCGTAATACAGTCTGTCAAGACCGATCGTTGCCATGATTCATTCCTCCAGTTCGTAGATTTGCGCCACGTCAATGGCGTAGTGATGGTAGCCGGTCTCGGTCTCAAAGCCGATGTACCGGCGGTCGGTAATATAAAAATCTGCACCCAGCAAGGCACGGACAAGGTCATTTTTCAGTTTGGTGTAACTGCCCTTTGTGAAGAGGGACAGCCGTGCCTCCTGCGTTTCGCAGCCGGGGGTGTTGTCGGCGTGAAGCTCAAAGCTGTCCGACAGCGGCGTAATCACCAGATAGGTGTCCGGTGCTTTGCCGGAGAACACACCCGTTTCCACGGACACGCCGCAATGCTCGGCGATGGTTTGTAAATCGGATAGCAGACTCACAGCTTTTCCACCTCCTCGTCCAGTGCCTTGGTCATGGCATCGATGCACTCCTGCCGAGATGCCGTTTTCGCAGGTTTCAGAAACGGTTTTGCAGGCTGACCGTGCTTGCCGTATTCGAGAATGTTGGCAAGTTTGGCGTTGCTGCCGCCGTCCGAGCGAGGCTCAGCGAAACCGACCTTGATGTCGTGGTTACCGTCCCGGTTCAGCTTGGAGGGAGAAAGGCCAAGCGCACCTTCCAGTTCGCCTGTGGTGCGGGATTTGAACTTTGTCCCTCTGCCAATAACGGAGGAGAGATTGCTCTTGACTTTTTTCAGCACCACCTCGCCACCGGCCTGCAGGACGGTATCCGCAACGCTGTCAAAGTTGCTGCCGAGCTTGGATATCTTCAGAAGGAAATCCTCCGGCATTTTCATGTCGCACTTAGCCAACGGTCGGCACCTCCTTCTTTGCCAGCACCTCCACATACATTCCACGCCCCTTGACATTTTCCACGGACACAATATCGTAGCGACAGTCATCGCAAATGAGAAACTGGCCTGTGGTGATTGTCAGTCCAGGAATACGCCGAAAGCGGAACAGGTCGGTCGCTTCGCTGAATGCGGCGAGGTTTGCCCAACGCTGTGAACCGTGCCGACCTTCCCGGTACACACGGACGGAAGCGAGGACTTCATTCTCGGAATGGGTAAAGCCCTCGCTGTCCTTGACTTGGCGGGTTTCCACGATGTCGGCGAAGCCGTTCATCTTTCCGAAACTCATACCTGCCACCGCCTATCCAGTCGAAGCAGCAGATTGACCGTGTTCCACACCTGCTGTGCCGCTCCGGTGTTATCCGCAAAGAAACCGCCAGTGCTGCCGTCCCGACTTTCGTAGAAGTGGGATGACAGCATAATGACGGCTTGCTCTGTAGTGGGCGGCATGGGGCTCTCTTTGTAGTAGCCCTCCGGGATGTGCTGGTAGCTTTCGGCGTAAGAAACAGCGGCAGTGATGTAGCTTTTCAGCAGGGCATCATCCGCCGTGTGTTCCAGAATGAGATTGGCTTTCACTTTGGAAAGAAGCTCGTCCATCACCGCCGCCTCCTTTCATTAGGCAGATGCCATTTTGAGCAGCTTGACTGCTTCGGGCAGCACCAGTTTTCCGTCCACACGCTCCTTTGCGACAAAGCCGACCATGCCATTTCCAGCAAACAGCTCTTTCAGTTCCGCAATAGAACGGGAGCCACGGTCACCGATGTTGTAGTAACTGAAGTCGCCGAATGCGACTGCGGCCTTGCCGGGAGCAGGGACAGGGAAATATGCAGAGGTGTAAACCTTGTAGCCCAGCACACGGTCAGGCTCACCCGCCTGCAGAGAGGGCTGCCACAGATACTGACCCGTGCTGTCCTTCAGCTTGCGGAGCTCTGCAACGCAGACATCGTTGGCGAGAACACGGCGTTCTTACGGTAGGGACGCTTAAGGGAGTACACCAGGTCGATGATCTCGTCGGCAGTCACCTTGCCGGAGGACTTCGTTGTCACACCGACCTGTGCACCGCCGGTTTCAGCGAGGATACCCAGAGGCTGACCGGTGCCGGTGCCGTTGAGGAACGCATCCTCCTCGGCATTGGCCAGAGCCTTGCCGAACTGCTCCAGAATGTAGTTTTCCAGATTGAATGCGTTATCGTAGAGCAGCTCCTCGGTCACCTTTACAGCAACATGGAGCTTGTGGGCATCCAGGATGATCTGGTCGAAGGTAGCGTCACCGAAAGTCAGTGCGCCGCCCTCCTCGATCCACGCAGCCGCAGGCTTGGTGGCTGCGATGTTGATTTTGTGCTCACCGCTGGTGGTGATAGCAGTGCCGAGAGAACGCATAACATTTTCCTCGTTGAGCACCTGAATGAGACGGCTGTCATACTCATCCGGCACCAGATAGCCGCCATTGGCATCGATGCCCTCCTGCAGCACATTACTGATCTGACGGAAGTTGGTACGCAGAGCGTTGAGCATACCGCTGCGGTAGGCATCGGTGGCACGGAAGCTCTTAGGCTGCTTATCCTCGGTGGTCTTTCCGTTCAGGGGCTTTTCGGTGATGGGCGCAGAAGTGGGCTTGGAAAGCTGAGCCTCCATCGCTGCCATAGCCTCCATGCGCTCGATTTCAGCACCGTAGTCCTGAACCTTCTTTTCCATCTGGGCATAGGTCGCAGAATCCTCATCGGAAAGCAGACCGTCCTTGTCACGCTTGGTCTCCACAAATGCCTTTGCAGCGTTCCAAGCCTGGTTGCGCTTTTCGCGCAGTTCATTGATCGTCATATAAATTACCTCCAGTTTTTAATGAGATTGAGCCGCTCCATAAGGTCATCGGCTCTGTGTTTTGTTTCGGCTTTGGGTTGAATGGCGCACTTTGCTGCAATCTTCTCCATGAGAGAATTCACCACATTTGCCTTGGAATACAGCATGGAAACGGTGGGTGCAGCAATATTCTCGGTTTCCGTGCTTCTCTGCATAATTTCATCCGCAAAGCCAAGTTCCACAGCCTTGTTTGCGTCCATCCAGGTTTCCGCATCCATGAGGTGGCTGAGCTTCGCACGGGACAGACCGGTCTTGATCTCGTAGGCGTTGATAATGGAATCCTTCACGCTGCCGAGCATCTCAATAGCTCTCTGCATCTCATCCGAATTACCAAATGCCGCCGTCATGGGGTTGTGGATCATGAGCATGGACACCGGGGACACCAGCACCTTCGTGCCTGCCATAGCGATGACGGACGCTGCGGATGCCGCAATGCCATCGATTTTCACGGTCACATCGCCCTTATAATCCATGAGCATATTGTAGATTTGAGCCGCCGCCACGCAGTCGCCGCCGGGGCTGTTGATCCACACGGTGATGTCACCGCTGCCGCTGTTCAGTTCATCCTTGAAAAGCTGCGGCGTGACATCATCGTCAAACCAGCTTTCTTCGGCGATGGTTCCGTTCAGGAACAGCGTCCTCTCCTGAACCTGCTCCTGCGTCTCCTGATTGGTCATCGTTCGGGTCTTCCAATTCCAGAATTTCTTCATCGGATTTTTCCTCCTTTCCGTCATCGGTAGTTGTATCTGCAAAAGCACCCGCATTCTTCAGCGGGAGCATATTGCCGTTAATGAGGTACAAGTCGCCGCCTTCCTCGGCTGGAATGCGGTCGAGGTTTTCCAGTTCCCGGATGTCATTTGCGGACATCCAGCCGTTCTGGCGACCGATGGCGTACCCGTTCATGCGGCTCTGGTAATCGCCGCGAAGCAAGCCTTCCAGATTGAACTTCACGAAATACACGGCTTTTTCGTCCTGCGAAAGGAGTGACCGCTGAATGGACTGCTCCCAGCGGATGACCCAGGGGTCAAGGGTGTATTTCACGAACTCAAGGGACTGCTGCTCAATATTAGAAAAGCTCGACTTTTCCAGGTCGCCGACCATATGGGGCGGGACTCGGAAAATTCGAGCGATCTCATTAATTTGGAATTTGCGTGTTTCGAGGAACTGCGCCTGCTCCGGCGAGATGCCGATTGGCATATATTTCATACCTTCTTCCAGTACGGCAATTTTGTTTGCGTTGCCGCTGCCGCCGAAGGTTGACTGCCAGCTCTCACGCACACGCTGCGGGTCTTTGATCGTGCCGGGGTGTTCCAGCACACCCCCTGGAGCGGCGCCGTTGGCGAAGAACTTTGCACCGTATTCCTCGCAGGCAATCGCCATGCCGATGGCATTCTTCGCCATAGCGATGGGGCTGTAGCCGACCAGACCGTCAAAGCCGAGTCCCGGTATGTGGAGTACATCCGAGGGATGAAGCATTACGGCGAACTCCTTGTTTTTGATGGCTTCGTCCGAGCCACGGTAATAGGTGTAGTACAGCCGGCCGGCCTCGTCTCTGTCCACTGACATCTTGTTCGGCATCAAGGGATACAGCGCCACGATCTCGTTCTTACCGTTGCGGATGATTTGTGCATAGGCATTGCCCCACAGGAGCAGGTGTGTCATGAGTGTCTCACGAAACACGAAAGAACTCATCTCCGGGTTCGGCTCATCGTGGAGCAAGCGGTAGAGCGGATGGTCGAGCGCCATTGCCTTGCCGCCGCTGTCCGTGTATTTGTATAGGTGCAGCGGCAGCCCCGCCACAGCCTCCGACAGGATGCGGACACAGGAATACACGGCAGTCATCTGCATGGCCGAGCGCTCCGTTACCGCTTTGCCGGAAGTCGTGCCACCGAAGAAGAAAGCATAATTGCTGCCTGCTGTTCTGTCTTGAGGCTTGTCCCTGGATTTGAACAGCCCTGAAAATACTGACATAAATCCTCCTTCTGTCCTGTTTATTGGACACTAAGTGTGGTATAATGAATTCATAGAGAAAGGGGCGATAGCATGAAAGAGAAAATTAACGATATAAAAGAAGCGGTGGCAAATAAAGCTTTTCAATCCGCATTGGCATTAGCACTGACTCTCCCAGATATTTGTGGAGAGATTGAATATCCGACTGAATCGAGTGGAAGAAAACGCTACGCAAAATGGTGCGATAACTATTTTGACTTCAACGACGGCCATGTTGGATTTGGTACCGAAAAAGCCGAATTGAATGGGGACTTACTATATGCATTACGCTGTGCGTTTTTGCACAGTGGAAACGATGATCTCCTTACACAACCAGCGGGACAAAATGCGCAGATTACGAAGTTCAGTTTACTGTCTCCGGATCAGCTGAACGGTTATGGCTATCAATATAAGGTAAATTCAACTTCCGCTGAGACATCCATTGTTGTCGATTATCTTATAGATAAACTCTGTTCAGCGGCAGAAAACTACTATGATTCAGCAGATGATAAGTCTGTTTTTGAGAGCCATAACTGTACATTTAAATAAACAATAATCCTCGGTTATCATAAACGGATTCGGCGGTGTCGTTGCCGCAGCGGATGGCTCTATCCAGTGCCATGATTGTTGCCACGGCACCGTCGATTTTCTCTGTGGATTTCTCTTTGTCCGGCTTGATGTTGCCTGCCGGGTCGGTGCGGATGAAAATGTTGTCCATCATCCAGCGGAGGACAGGTTGCCCGCCGTGGGCAATGCGCTGTTCCAGCACCAGTTTCATCAGTTCCTTGGTGGGTGGGGACATATCCTTGAAGCCCTGTCCGAAAGGAACGACCGTGAAGCCCATGCCCTCAAGATTCTGCACCATCTGCACAGCGCCCCAACGGTCGAAGGCTATTTCTCGAATATTAAAACGCTCACCCAGGCTTTCAATGAACTTTTCGATGTAGCCGTAATGAACGACATTGCCTTCCGTGGTCTGTAAAAAGCCCTGCCGCTCCCACACATCGTATGGCACATGGTCACGCCGGACTCGGAGGTCGAGGTTGTCCTCCGGTATCCAGAAGTACGGCAGGATGATGTATTTGTCGTTCTCATCTTCCGGCGGAAACACCAGAACGAATGCTGTAATATCCGTTGTGGAGGACAAGTCCAGACCGCCGTAGCAGACGCGACCTTCCAGATCATCCTCGCAGACAGTGAATTCGCATTTGTCCCACTTGTCCATCGGCATCCAGCGCACCGCCTGTTTCACCCACTGGTTAAGTCTCAGCTGCCGGAAGGAGTTCTCCTCGCCGGGGTTCTGCTTGGCAGACTCGCAGGCGTCCTTCACCTTGTCGATGCCGACCGTGATGCCGAGGGACGGATTGGCTTTCTTCCAAACCTTCGGGTCTGTCCAATCGTCCGATTCCTCCGCACCGTAGATGACGGGATAGAAGGTGTGGTCGATCTTGCGTCCCTCGATGATGTCCTTGGCCTTCTGGTGGATCTCATAGCAGATGGACTTTGTATCGTTTCCGGCTGTAGTGATGAGGAAATACAGCGGCTGCATCCGGGCGTCGCCGGAGCCTTTGGTCATAACATCAAAGAGCTTGCGGTTCGGCTGCGTGTGCAGTTCATCGAATACCACGCCGTGGGTATTAAATCCGTGTTTGTTGCCCACATCGGCAGAAAGCACTTGATAGATACTGCCTGTTGGCTGGTAAATGAGCCTCTTCTGGGAATCCAGTATCTTGACCCGCTTTGAAAGCGCAGGACACATCCGCACCATATCTGCCGCTACGTTGAAAACGATGGACGCCTGCTGACGGTCGGCAGCGCATCCGTAGACCTCGGCTCGTTCCTCTCCGTCACCGCAGGTGAGCAGAAGTGCCACCGCAGCAGCAAGCTCGGACTTGCCTTGTTTCTTGGGTATCTCGATGTAGGCAGTGTTGAACTGCCGATAGCCGTTCGGCTTGAGGACACCAAAGATGTCCCGGATGATCTGCTCCTGCCAGTCAATAAGCTCGAAGGGTTTTCTCGCCCAGGTGCCCTTGGTATGGCAGAGGTTCTCGATGAACATGACGGCGTAATCCGCTGCGTCCACATCGTAGTGGGAGGTTTTCTCCATGAACCTTGTGGGCTTATATGTTTTCAGTTTTCTCGTAGAGACCACCTCCAAGGTATAAAAATAGCCGCCACCGAAATCGGTGCGACCTTACGTATAACGAGCAGCAGCCCCTTTCGGAGCCGTTGCTTTGAAATTTTGATTTTTTACCAGTTCTCGCTGTGGAGCAGAAGCTCCAGCGCAAGCTGTGTGTTTTCATCGGCGGGCTCAATGTCCCAGCCTCTGTCATAGTTGCAGACAATGTATCCGTCCCGCTTGAACATTAGCTTGGAAATGCGTCCGCCGTCGATGCCCCACTCGGAACCTTTGTCATACTGCTTCATCCAGTAGTGAAAAACCTCGCCGTTAACTCTGATGCTGCCTTCTTTCCACATAACTGTGTACCTCCGTTTGTTTTGTTGTGAGTGTATATTACCGTCATGTCCGGGATATATCCAGTCATTTCGAAGGCATATAGTACACGATTATTCGGAGTAAAAACTGTGTATTTTACAGCGGTTTGTATTCGCCCGTGAAGATGAAATGCACATACTCGCTGCGGTGTTCTTCGAGGAATACCACCAGCTCGTAAAACCGCATCTCATTGGCAATGTACTGTACCATCGGCACATCAAACATATTCGTGCGGCCGGTCTTGCGGATGGCGAGGATCTGCTCTCGGACTTTCTCAGTCATTGTCGCACCTCCGGCAGATGTCCTCGCCGTAAGCCACGCTCAGACCGCAGCCGTTATCCCAGGCAACCATGATGGAGCCGATATCATCCACACCTCGCACGGTGCCTTTCGTGCCGACAGGTGGAGCCTGGGGATCGTCCATCCGAACAAGTACGACCCGTGCGCCGACCGGGTATTCCTTGCGAATACGCTCGACTGTTTCCTTACTCGGAAATCTCATGTTCTGCACCTCCGTTTCTGAATGCCGATGAGCCAGAGAGGTTCTTCAGCAGAATTTTTCGAGCGGTCTTATATTCCGCACCGATGAAGCCAAGCCGCAGGAGAAAGCAGCGGAATGCATATTTCTCATTGTCGGTCGGCTTTTCCGTTGCGTTGATCCGTTTCTGATTCCGTGCCATCTCGCACAGCTTGCAGATGAAGGTGTCGTAGGCGTTCATCTCGTCCGGGGTGGGAGTCGCCAGGAACCAAGGGAAGGACACCTTCATGTCCGTGACTTCCAGTGGCAGATCATCCACACCGAGGGCTTTCTTGATAAGACCGCCCTTGGCGGCAATGAGTGCTTTGAGGTTTTCCAGGTTGCTGTCTGTGAACAGGCTCCTCGGCATGGAAATGCAGACGGCGCAAGGCTCGTCCTCGTCATCAGTGTGGCTCTGGTCGATGTCAAAGCCCTCATCGTAGATGTGTTCCAGGAGCCGTTCGATTACCTCGCTGTCGGCACGGTCGTCAAAGGAAAGGCTGCCGTTTTGGTCAATGGTGAAGTAATCAACCTCATAGTTGAATGTGGGCGCGCCGCAGTACTTTGCGGGAACACCGAGCCAGTCGGAGATAGTCTGCACCAGCCGCTTGCGCTCTGCACCCTGGGCATGGATTGTAATCGTCATTTTCGTGACCTCCTTGATTTATGGTAGTCACATATTACCGTCAGGTTCGGCACTTATCCAGCTATATCTGCACATTTCCGGTGTAGATTATATCGGCGCATTATCGCCGCCGGACTGTGCATACCACACAATTCCGCAGAGCACAAACCATACGCACGGAAGTGCCACGCCGTTGCCCCACATCTTATATTCCGCACTGTCGGAATACGGGTTTTTCAGCCACTTTGCGACCTGCTTGTCGGATTTCATTTTGCAGCCGGTCACTTCGGAGTAGGTCTTGAACACCTTGTGCCAGAAGTACATTTCCTCATCGGACGGTTTTTCCGTACCGAGATCGGCGCACCAGTTGTCCGGGAAGCCTTGAAGCCTGGCACACTCGGTGGGCGTCAAACGCCGGACGGTATATCCGCTTTGAATAGCACCCGGTCCTTTGGCTACCAGTGTCGGCTGAAGTTCCTTCTCAAAGGTCGGAGCGAACTTGGCGTTCTGCCCTTGGTTGAAGGTATCTCTGCCGATGCCGTAGCAAACGGCGGTGGGGTCTTTGTAGTCACGGGCAAGGACGGTAGGAGCCTTATCTTCAGAAACCTGGGCAAAGCTGCCGGTTGTCATGGTATAGACAGCGTGGCGGTCAACGGTGTTAAGTGTAAAGCTGACATCCTCGTTGATGCCGTCACCCTGGGGACCGTTTTTGTCCTCACGGCCGATCATGGAACCTTGCAGCACAAAGGTCTGTTGTTTCGTTCCTGCGTTGGCACACACCACAGCGGAGTGGTCACCGAGGTCACGAACTTCATCACGCTGATTCTGCGTGAAAGCGACCACGGCAATGCCGCCTTGGTTGCAGGAGGGATTGCCGCCGTTGCCATCGAGCGTCCGTGCGGTTTCCGCTTCGTAGATCCCGCTGTGGGGATTATCCGACTTCATGGCATTGGAATCCTTGGAGGAGATCCCGAAGGGCTGAAGGACGCAGGTAAAATTGTCCTTGTCCGGCATACGCTGATTTCCTCCGGCATTCTGCTTGGTGAGGGTCGGAGAAATCTGGCCACCGTCCCAACCGCAAGGCTCAAACAGCGTCTGGTCGTTGTTGCAGGACAGAGTCGCGGATTTGTTCTCTTGGATGAGCGGACCCTTGCCGCCGCCTTCGCAGCCGGAGCGGATTTTCATGACAAGCGGTACATTGTTGCCGCCCGTCCCCATGCGTGAGGTCAGCGTTTGCACATTGCCGTCCTCGGATAGCTTGACCCGGCTGTCGGTCGGATGGTTTTCCAGTGCCACCGCCGCAGGAACAACACCTGCACGGAGCGTGGGAGAACACTCTTCCTCATAGCCGATGGTGCGGCTCTTTGCGGAATGCTCGGTACAGAAGCCTGCCGACTCCATAACACAGGGCGGATGGTGTGCTTCTGCTCGGAGTGTGGAGGTAACCTCCTCAGTGATGTCCATGCGGTTGCCGCCTTGGTCGTTCAAAACAATACCGTTACGGCCTGTGCTCATACCGCAGTTTATACCGAGTGTGGAAGAAACCTCCTCGGTCAGACTGCCGTTGTATCCATCGAAGCCTGTCGCTTCAGCGCAAGGCGTAAAACTTCCGGCAGCTCTTTGCCACGAGCGGAAGCCCTCCGCAGAATACCCAGACAAGCCCTCTGACTCAAATAGTATTTTTCCGGCACTTCCGCCTGCAAGATCTGCGACAAGGTAGATGCGGCGTCTTCGCTGGGGAACTCCCCAGTATTGTGCGTCAAGAGTTCTGTACGCAACACTCCATCCGTCTCCCATGTAAAGGTCAGCGTAGGGCCATCGTGCCTTTTCAGGCATAGGCACCTCGGCATTCGGCTCGGCGATGCCGATGACCGCTTCGAGGACGGCTTTGAAGTCCTCGCCCTTGTTGGAGGAGAAGGCTCCGGGGACATTCTCCCATACGATGTATCTTGGATATCTACCATCGGTGGCACACCTCATTTCTTTGATGATTCGGACGGCTTCATAGAAAAGGCTGGAACGGGAACCGTCCAGACCGTCCCTTCGGCCTGCCACGCTCATGTCCTGGCACGGTGAGCCGAAGGTGATGATGTCCACGGGTTCGATCCTGCCGCCGTCCATAGCGGAGATGTTTCCGTAGTGCTTCATAAAAGGCAGACGCTTGGTGGTCACCCGAATGGGAAACGGCTCAATCTCCGAAGCCCACACGGGAGTGATACCGGCAAGCAGTCCGCTCAAAGGAAAGCCCCCGGAGCCGTCAAACAGGCTTCCGAGGGTCAAAGGCTTTTCAGTTTTCATCTGGATGCCTCCAATCGTTCTCTCAGCGCAGTGTAGAACGCTCTGCTTCGGATAGACTTTCCGGCAGCCGTCCACTCGCGCTCCAGCAAAAAACGAACCTCCAAATCCTCCACGCTGTAGTCGGCACGGAAGTTTCGCCAGGTTCGTTTATCCCATGTTTTCAGTTGCTCCCAAAGCCCTGGAAAGTGCTGATGCAGTTCCCGCAGCTCCGTCAACGATTGCAGCGGACAGCACCAGCAGGACACGCGCTTGAAATGCTCATACAGGCCATCCCAATCATATCCACGCTCATAGCAGTACCGCAGGCAGTCACGCTCCGTCCAGCCCCAATCTACCAACGGGTGTCGGTGGTTGGGATTCTGATTGTTCGCTCGTTCCAGGCGATATTGCTCATCAGCGGCAATGCCGACATATTCAATGACCTCATACTGTTTCCGCAGTTCCCTCAGAAAACGCTCTCGCGGCATCGCCTTGAGCCGTGTGGTACACCACCGCTGCCGAGGGCCAGGCCATCCGTAGCCATTCAATTGCACTCCGTATTGCCGGACGACAGGCGAATCTGCACTACGCCGTACCGGAACATCAAACATGAGTTCCTCATAGGTATGCTCGGCTCTGACGCTGGTAATTTTCCGACCGATGTCCTTTTCAACCTTTGCGATATGATCATACATAGCAGGAAATTCAAGCCCTGTATCACAGAAAAGAATGCAGTCAATTTTCATGTCGCGCTCCAGCATCCCAAGAAGCATGGCGGTTGAGTCCTTGCCGCCGGAAAAGGAAACAAGGTGATATTGCTCTTTCACGCTCACACCTCCGGTGCGGTATTTGCCACCTCAGTGAAGGGCAGTACTTTCCCATCCCGCAGAACGCTGATCTTTTCATCCGAGCCGACCTGCTCGATGTACCGTTTTACGATGACATCGCAGAACTTTTCGTCCAGTTCGATGGTACAGCAGATGCGGTCGGTCTGCTCACAGGCAATGAGCGTAGAACCGGAGCCGCCGAAGGGGTCGAGCACCACGGAGTTCGCCATAGAGCTGTTTTGAATGGGATAGGCAAGCAGCGGAATCGGCTTCATGGTAGGATGGTCGCCGTTTTTCTTGGGCTTGTCGAACTCCCAGATAGTGGACTCCTTGCGCCCCGTATACCACTGATGCTTGCCTTTCTTCTTCCAGCCGTAGAGACATGGCTCATGCTGCCACTGATACGGAGAGCGCCCCAGTACCAGCGACTGCTTCTTCCAGATACAGCAGCCGGAGAGGTAGAACCCTGCGGCATCAAACGCCTTACGGAAGTTCAGCCCCTCGGTATCAGCGTGAAAGACATAAATGGACGCATCGTCCGCCATGACCTTCTCCATATTGGAAAAGGCATCGAAGAGGAAGTCGAAAAACTTCTCCGATGCCATGTTGTCGTTTTTGATTTTTCCGGCACTGCCCTCGTAGTTTACATTGTAGGGCGGGTCGGTAATGACAAGGTTTGCCTTGCGGCCGTCCATGAGGGCGGCGTAGATTTCTTCCTTGGTACTGTCGCCGCAGATGAGCCGATGCCGCCCCAGCGTCCAGATGTCGCCGGGCTTCGTGAAGGTAGGCTTTTGCAGCTCGGCATCCACATCGAAATCGTCCTCTTTGGCTTCGATTCCATCGTCAAACAGCTTTGACAGCTCTTTTTCGTCAAAACCTGTGAGGAGCGGGTCGAAGTCTGCCGCCTGCAAGGACTCAATCTCCACACGCAGGAGTTCTTCATCCCAGCCTGCGTCCATCGCCATGCGGTTGTCGGCAATGATGTAGGCTTTTTTCTGCGCTTCCGTAAGGTGGTCGGCAAAGACACACGGCACTTCGGTGATGCCTTCCTCCTTGGCGGCAAGAATACGACCGTGACCGGCAATTACGCCATAGTCACGGTCGATAATAACGGGATTGATAAAGCCGAACTCACGCAGCGAGGAGCGGAGCTTATTGATCTGCTCCGGTGAGTGGGTTCGGGCATTGTTCACATAGGGAACGAGTTTCACAATGGGGACGAGTTTCATTTCGGTGGTCGTTTTCATCAGATCAGCCCCCATTCCGCAAACTTCTCAAAGCCGCCAAGGTCGGAGATGTATTTTCGAGCAATCTCGACAATTTCCTCATACGGACTGCCGTCCACGGTATCGTCCCCGATGGCGCAGCAGAGCGTCACGGCCTTGCCGGTTTCCTGTGCTTTCAGGAAAGCGTAGATATTCACGGACACATCCGCCTTGGACAGATCCTTGCCGTGCAGACCGCCGCCTGTCACCGAGTCGGCCATATCCGAGCCGAGCTTGCGGTTGGTTGCGCCGGTGTCCACATCGGTACCACCGGTCCAGTCGCCGAGCGGGTTGATCTCCGCATCGGGATACAGCTTTCGGAGCGCATCCGAAGGCGCATGGCTCTGGCAGAGGATGAGCCGGTCACCGTCCAGAATGTATTTGCCGTCAAAGGGATGTTTGGAGAAAATGCTCCGTGCGATTTGCGACAGCTTTTTCTGCTCCTCGGTCACGGGCATTCCCTTGAAGATGCCGTTATCTCCGCAGCGGACGCCGTCTGCCTGGTTTTCGGCAAGATGACCGTCCTGCGGCACTTCCACATAGTCCACAGCGAGGTTTCCAGCAATGCGGTGAACGGCGGCGGTGATTTCCTCTATCGGAATACTCACCGAAGCCTCCGCAATGATGTGGCACACGCCGTGGCCGATGAGGACTTCAACAGCGATGCGGGGATTTTCTGCTTTCTTGTATGCCAGGTCGACAAGCGCACCGGCAATTATGTCTGCCACCTTATCCGGGTGGCAGGGATTTACTTTTTCAAACATGGTGTTACCCCTTTCTCGCACGGAGCAGGCGTTCCATAAGGTCGTCCTGCGGCGTTGACTCGCCGTATTCCGTGCTGCAGTTTTCTTTCACGATCTGGAAAATCTCATTCCAGAGCCGAACCGCCTGGTTCATGTAGTTGATGCCGATGTTAATAAACGGAGACGGGATCGGCTTTCCCGTGGTGGGGTGCTTGGAGAGGAAACCCATGCGGTTGGTCATTTCCTCGCACTGCACCCAGCGGGCGGAACACATGGCGTAGCGCTCCAAGAGCTGCGGCGACACCTTTGCGGCGCAGCCGATACCTTTGAGCCATTGCCAGGTTTCCGTGTAGATTTCCTGTGCCTGCAGGACGCTGCCGTCCCGCTGCTCGGCAGAAAGAAAATCATGGGGCTTCGGCATAGCAACACCCTCGACTTCGGGAATATCCAGCACTTCAAGTTTTCTGCCGCCGGGATTACCGTTTTCGGCTTTGTCCTTGACTGCGGATTTCTTCCTTCCCGCACCGGGTCTTGCGCCGCCGCGCCCTCCTGTGTTATTCGATTTTGTGGGCATCCGAGTTCACCTCCCTTAATTACCCTTTTGATTTCGCCTTTTTCGCGCACGTGACCCCGGGCCGTTGCCCGACCGAAAAGGTCCCGGAGATTTTCATCCCCCTACCGGTCGCCGAGGTCGTGATGTATCTTCGTGTGGCAGGACTGACACAGGCTCATGAGGTTGTCTCTTGCGTGAGTGCCGCCTTTGGAAACGGGCAGGATGTGGTGAACTTCCTGTACCGGAGTCAGCCGACCTTCCTTGAGGCACATCTCACAGAGGGGATGCTCCGCCGCATAGCGGTCACGGATGCGTTTCCATGCTCTGCCGTACTTGCGGTTGACATCGGAACTGCGCTCGTATTTATCGTATTTGCGGCGTTCCTCTGTGCGGTGCTGCTCACAGAACTGTCCGTCACAGAGGTTCGAACAGCCGGGGTGAGAACACGGTCGCAGCGGTTTCTTCGGCATCGTTTCACCTCCTTGGGCATAGGAAAAGCCCCACGGGATTGCTCCCATGAGGCTGTCCTTGATTCTTTTTCGCTATTATAATGATACTACATTTAGGGCGGGAACTCTACGGAACTATCGTGTACACTTTTGGCTTTCAGAATATCTGCCACCACATCCAGGGCACGGTCGTGCAGTTTCTGTATCCATTTTCCGCTGTAGTGCATATCCACAGCAATCTGCTCCCAGGTGTGGAAACACAGATATCGCTTCTCCAAAAGAATCTGATATTCGGTATTGTCTACAGACTTTATAACCTCTACAATCTCACGCTTCAGATCCACGAGCCGGTCGATGTCCCTGTTGATTTCTTCCTGCAGGTCAATGATCTTGCATACGGCATCTGCCATTGTGGAGCCTCCGTGGTTAGGATTTCTCGGCATACCTGTCAGCGTGGCAGTACACTTGGTGGCGAGTTCATTCAGCGATGCGACCTGGGCAGTTTTCACATCAATGCGTTGGTCAAGGCGGTGCGCCTGCGAGAGATACTCTTTTGCCGTCATGCCGCCACCTCCTTATGCACCATGCGGCGAACACCCGTCATGAGATATTCGCCGTCCAGGTCAGTCAGCATCCCGTACCAGCCGGAACGGAAGAACCGCTCCAAGGATGTCACGGCATCGGCATAATCCTTGTTGTTCGGAAAGCGGTAATGCTGTTTGAGGGCTTTTTTGTAGTCTTTTACGGCCAGTTCTACAATGGCGTTGGCTAATGCCTGATAGGGGTTCATATGCGTACCTCCGATATTTTAAGATCCTCGGATTGGCACGGATTTTCATTGATTGTCTCAGATTTTCAAGTCCGCTTTTACGGCATCGATCAGTGCCGTCTGTGTATGCTCCTTTTGGGAGAGGGCTTTCATGATGAGGTTGTCAATGGTGCCCTTGGTGACGATGTGCTGCACCACCACAGTTTTGGAGACCTGTCCCTGCCGCCACAGACGGGCTACCGTCTGCTGATACAGTTCCAAACTCCAAGTAAGTCCAAACCACACCAGCGTAGAGCCACCAGATTGTAGATTCAAACCGTGTCCGGCAGAGGCGGGATGGATGAGTGCTACGGGAATTTCCCCGTTGTTCCATCTGCGGATGCTGTCGGAGTCATCCAGACGTGAGAACGGGATATGCAGCTTTTTCAGTCGTTCTGAGATACGGGTGAGGTCGTGCTTGAACCAGTAAGCCACCAGAATCGGCTTGCCGTTAGCGGCTTCGATGATGTCCTCTAAGGCATCCAGCTTGCGGTCGTGAATCTGAATGACTTCACCGTTATCATCGTAGATAGCTCCGTTCGCCATCTGGGACAGCTTGCCGGAGAGGGATGCAGCATTTGCGGCGGTAATCTCGGTGTCACCCAACGACAACACCAGTTCCTGCTTGAGGTCGGTGTATTTCTGCTCTTCTTCATCGGACAGCTGAACGGTGTATTCGCTGCTGATCAGTTCCGGCATCTGCAGGTGGTCGGCAGATTTCATGGAGATCGTAATATCTGAAATCTGTCTGTAGATAGCGTCCTCCGCATACGGCAGCGGCTTGTAGGAGTAGATGATTTGCCCGTTCCGCTTGTCCGGCTGAAAATAGTCGGTGCGATATTTGGTAATGAACCGTCCCAGACGCTGTCCCATGTCCAGAATACGAAACTCTGCCCACAAATCCATCAGCCCATTGGAAGCGGGCGTGCCGGTCAGTCCAACGATACGGCTGACTTTTGGTCTAACCTTCAGTATCGCCTTGAACCGCTTGGTGTTGTGGTTCTTGAAAGAGGACAGTTCGTCGATCACAATCATGTCAAAACTGAATGGGATACCGCTGTCCTCTATGAGCCACTGGACATTTTCCCGATTGATGATGTAAATATCGGCAGGTCGCATGAGGGCAGCTTTGCGTTCTGCCTCTGTGCCGACAGCAACGGAGCAGATGAGGTTCTGAAGGTGGTCCCACTTATCTGCTTCAGCTGTCCATGTGTCCCGTGCCACTCTGAGGGGAGCGATAACCAGCACCTTGTGTACCTCAAAGCTGTCGAACAGCAGGTCATTGATAGCAGTAAGGGTGATGCTCGTTTTGCCGAGACCCATGTCCAGAAAAACGGTAGCAATGGGATGTGTCTCAATGTAGTCGATGGCAAAAGTCTGGTATTCATGCGGTGCGTATTTCATCAAGGATACCTCCGATCTGTTCTTCACTGTCCAGAATGTAGACCCGAAAGCCCAGCCTACGCAAAAGCGTGTGGCGGGAGACTTGCAAAGCCCGTGGCTTTTGACCGGGAGCCTTTACCTCCACAAAAGCCATATGGCTTCCTGGCAGGAGGACAATTCGGTCGGGCATCCCATCAAATCCTGGAGAAACGAACTTCGGACAGATGCCGCCCTGCTTTTTTACCATCAGCGTTAATTTACGCTCGATTACTTTTTCTCTCATAATGCTTTCTCCTGTAAGGTTTTAATGACCTGGGTTAACCTCGTTGAATGTCATTTACAAGACTTTTTCTTATGCTTTTTTCCTTGAAATTTTCCCTAAGAGACTTTTTTGTAAATGACCTTAATTGAGGTTAACCCAGAGGTCTGTTAATTGAGGAAATCCTCACCGTCCGAGTCATCTGCTTTCAGTCGCACGCCTTTGATAAAACGCTTGTTTTTGACCTTAATGCGGTCGAAGCCCGCCCCCTCAAGGGCAGTATAGAAGTCGGCGGTACTGCGTACATACTCATTGGTGTCAACACAATAGTTGCGGTATGCTTGGTACAGTGTGCTGGAACTCTCCCTATAGCCATTGCCGACCTCGCACCGCTCATCGAGGAAATTGCCGAACCAGTCGTTCTGGTTACGGTAGTCATCAATGGCTTTCTGCACGGTGGCAGGAGTCGGAACTTTGTAATCCAAATCAATGACTTTCTTGGCACCCTCAATGACCCAAGTCAGAATGCTCTCTCCGGCGTTCTGATAGAGGTAATCGCCGTAGTTCTTAATATCGCTCTTTCCCTCGATTTTGGCGTTAAACGGAATCACGATCAGGCGGCGCCAGGTACCGTCATCGGATGCGCTGACCTTTGGCAGGTGGTTGGTGTACAGCACCAGGCTGTGGCTGGGAGAAAAGCTGAAGGGATCTTTGTACTTTTTCTCTGCAAAAATATCATCGGTGGAGCAGAGCTGCTTGACGGTGGAGTCATTCAGCCGAGCGCCTTCCTGCATCTCGGCGGCAATGAGCAGGCGTTTGCCCTTGACCTCTGCCATTTCCGGCTTTATATTGCGTCGGCATCCGAAGGTCAGAGTGTCGGCAGAGATATTGCCGCTGTACAGCCCAAGCACACGAGACACGGAATTCCAGAAGGTGGATTTGCCGTTACGACCACAGCCATATGCGATAATGAGGGCTTCGACCTCAACTTTACCGATTGCGGCAAGACCGCAGATCATCTGTACATAATCGATGAGTTCTCGATCTCCACAGAAGATAGTGTCCAGGCAGTCAAGCCAGATCTGCTTGCCGCGATCACTGGGAGAAACGGTAGTGGTCTTGGTGATAAAGTCATCTGCGGAATGCTCTCGTGCGCCCGCCATGCCGAGACGCAGGTCATAGGTTGCATCCGGAGTGCAGAGCAGGTACGGATTGGCATCCAAGTCCTGCGGCGTGATCTCCAGCATGGGGCGGGACTCCTTCAGCGTGGCGGTGATATTCTTCGATGCGCGACGCTGGATGACATAGGACTGATAAGCCTTTGCCGCCAGAAATGCCTGATATACTTCTGCCTGATTCTCGTTCATCATTCCTTCGGCTTTGGCTTTACTGTTGTTGTCCAGAATCTCCTGCGCACCGCAAGTCTTAAGGGCGGCAAGAGCGTTCATCATATCCGAAGATGCCTCTTTCAACTGACGGCGCGTCAATTCGTGGGCAACAGCCTGTGCGCCCGGCTCGGTTTCCTGCCAATATCGGCCGTTATAGCGGATGTAGTGAGTTGCCGGGGAATAACGAAGTTCCCCAGAGAAGTACTTTGCCAAAACCTCGGCCTGTCCCACATCGGAGAAATCGTCCGGTTTGTAAGAGGTAGCATCGTTGTATACTTCGGGTGGAACATATCCGTCCTGCTGCTGAACCTTGGCGTAGAACTTCTGCGCACTGTGCCAGATAGTCATCAGTTCCTGCTGTTCCAATGGCGGCGTGCATTTTTCCGCTTCCTCCATGAAGCACTGGAAAGCCGTGTCGTTGTCACCATATTTTTTGATGACGCGTCCGGCAAAGCGGGACATGGTTGCGTTACGGCTGCCTTCGTGAATAACCTGTGTGCCGCCGTGTGTACCCTGGGGCATATCTGCATCAAAATCATCTGCGGATAGATACTCACTCAGGGTCATTTCGCCGGGGATGATTTCAACCTGCGGGTCTGTCGTCCCAAAGAAGAATCTGGCGGCGTCAAGAGCCTTGGTATCAAAGTACGGGAAGATGGTGTTGACCAGCTTCTTCATTTCGCTGTAAGCAGACGCATCGGTCATGTATTCGATAGGAAACAGCACATGGAACTTGGGCCGAGCGGGTTTGCCGTTCTTCTCACGCATATGGAAGCGGCTGTAATGGACGGCGAAGGTAATGTCCGGAAACGCATTCTGCACGTCTGCTGGGGTAACCCAGTCGTCGGGATTTTCGGAGTGGTCGTTGTCGCAGTCCACAGGCAGGCAGTCCGAGCCGAGAAAGTTCTCGCCGTTTCGGTAGTGATTCATGTACTCAGCGCAGACATAGTCCTTTTTGACCGCATCCGCAAGCGTGGCGGCGTCTGTGACCTGGAACGGATGCGGATAGGAGCAGTTGCTGGGCGCGCCTAAGTAATCTGAACTGTAAATGGTAAACACGGTTTATACCTCCTCGCAAGTATTGGTAAAGTAGCGCAAGCGGTAGTTTTTCCACTTGGCTCTGCGAATTTCTGCCTCCATGCCGGACGAAATGCGGTCACCAAACACCCAAACCTCGGAGCATTTACTCATAAGGGCATTCCCGAAAAACAGCCCCAGCTGACGCTCCTTGGGATTGCTGTCATTGAGAAACTGCGGGAACAGCAGATGCGGCGCAACGGGAATATATCCTTTATCCACTGCAAACCGGCTGTAACTTTGAGCCGCGGCAACATTTTTCTCCACATCACCGGCATAGGGTGAGCAGATATACACGATGGGACGGAAGGCACGGAGCGCCTTTTCTTCTTTTTCTACGGCTGACATAGCCTCATAAGCGGTGGGATCATAATAGCCCTCGCTGTTGAATTTGTTGATACTCATGGGGTTTCACCTCGTTAATCTTTCTTATAGAAATCCGTTTCATAGCCATCGGCGCGAAGCTGTAAACCCTTTGCCCAAGGTGGAGTCCTGCCCATTTGGTCGCAGACTGCCTGCAAGGACATCTGGGGGTCAGCTTCAATGACCACTTCATCATGGATGTGCATCACAATAGAACAGCAGCGGAGCGTGTTCATGGCATAGCAGAGAATGTCACGGGCGGTTGCCTGGACGATATTCTCTACGAACTTGGGACCATAGCTGTCGAGCCGTTCCCATTTCTTCGTACCGCCGACACCTTCGTAGGTGATGCAGTCCCCGCCGAACTTGTTGATGCCGATTTTGGGTTTTACATAGGCAAGCTGCCTGCCGGACGGAAGGGCAATGAACAGCATCCCGCTTTTGCAGGAGAATGTGATGCCGTGGGTTTCGTTTGTGCGTTTGAAACGGACGGCTTCCATGACGGCGTAGTCAACATCCCACCACAGCTTTGTAATATTGGGATTGGCCTGCCGCCAGGCATCCACCAAGGGCGGCAGTTCTTCTTCGGAAAGCCCCATCTCAATAGCGCCCATTGCTTTTAAGGCACCAACCGAGCCGCCATAGCCGAGAGCCAGTTCCGCGATTTTTCCTTTCTGCCGGAGATGTCCGTTAATGCCGTGCTTTTCGACAGGAACACCGAACATCTGGGATGCCGAAGCGCAGTAGATGTCCTTACCCTCCGCAAAAACCTTCTGCCGCCAAGTTTCACCCGCAAACCAGGCAATGACGCGGGCTTCAATCGCCGAAAAGTCTGCTACGATAAGTTTCCTGCCTTCTGGCGCAACAAAAGCGGTGCGGATAAGCTGAGAAAGGGTATCCGGCACATCCTCATAGAGTATTTTCAAAGCGTCAAAGTCACCGCAGCGGACAAGGCTTCTTGCTTCGGCAAGGTCATCCAAATGGTTCTGCGGGAGATTTTGCATCTGAATGATCCGGCCAGCCCACCGACCCGTGCGGTTGGCACCGTAGAACTGGAACATACCCCTGGCACGACCATCTGAGCATACAGCAGTCTGCATCGCTTGGTATTTCTTCACGGAAGACTTAGCAAGCTGCTGACGCAGGGTCAGAACCGTCTGCAATTCTTGGGGAACTGTTTTCAGCATTTCAGCTACAGCTTTTTTACCGAGTGTATCTGTTTCTACGCCGTTGACGGACAGCCATTGCTTCATCTGCTGCACAGAATTTGGATTTTCCAAAGAGGTCAGATCCTTCATTGTCTTGGTCAGTTCGGAGCGGGAGCGCCCGTCCATTTGAATTGCCTGCCGCACCAGTTCCATATCCAGCGCAACACCACGGTCGTTGATTTCCTGGTCAATGCGGTACTCGTTCCACACACTGTCCGGCACGGGGTATTTGGTAAGCCGCGTTTGAATGGACATCTCCGTTTCAACATCTCGGATGTTGTATTTTTTGAAAGCAATCCACTTGCCTGGGGCATGAGCCGGTAAGTTGCGAGTACGCTGTCCGTTGGTTTTCGTAGGAGCGCATGGCTGGCAGAAGTATTTGATGAGTTCCTTGCCTTCGGTCAGCTTCTGCTTTTCAAGTCCAAGTACGGAACCGACACCCTCAAGTGAGAGCGGAAGTCCCATTGTGGCAGCCCAAACCATAGAGCAGCGCCATGATGCCGGGGAGAGATACTTTCCGGTGGGCATCCCCAGATAGCGTGACAGGCAGATGCGTTCAAAATTTGCGTTGAATGCCCATTTGGTAACGGTTTCGTCTGTCAATGCGGCGATGATGTCTGATGGGATTGTCTCGCCGCAGGCAAGGTCAACAAGCTGCACCGGTCTGCCATCCACGCTGTAGGAAAACAGCAATATTTCAAAAACGGGAGACTCCACATAGCGATATACGCCCGTTTTGGTAAGGGGCTGGTCGCTGTAGGTTTCGATATCAATTGAGAGAGTTTTCATAGCGTTCCTGTCTCCTGAGACAAAGCATTTTCCATCCCGTCATGGGCGGCTTTGATCTTACTGGCCCGCCCCGCAAGATGGTTAAGGGTTTCCCGAATATCCGGTGGATTTGTCGAATAGAAGTATCCTTGACTGCAAGAGCAGATGGGCACGCCAAGACATCTGAGTTCGTTTACCATGTGGCGAATCTCTATTCCTTTACAGCGGAATATGCCTTCGAGGGCCTTGCTTTTAATTGCATTGTCCCTACCCATATGCTCATTTTTCATGTATTTTTCAAAAGTGTTCATTATTTTTCACCCTTTCATTTCCCCAATAGGGCGGCAGATTGCTCCACCGCCCATGGGGTACTGTGTTTTACTCGTGCAGATTTTTCATGCGGGCTTCGTGATATTCCACCTCACGAAGGGCACGCTCTTTTTCAAGCTGCTGCTTTTGGGCTTCCCAGGCATCGTTCCTTTTGCTGCGCTTGTGGTCTTCAATGGTGTCAATGACCGAGCGGACGATCCAAAAGACCGCCAACAGGAGATACAGGCTGAGAAGCAGAATACAAAGAATCGTAGTCAGTTCCATGTTCGCTTACCTCCTTAAGCCAGAAAATCATCATCGTCATCGGTCGCAAAGTCGGACTCTGCACTTGCTTTACCGCCCAGCGGCTCACCGGCACGGATCAGCTGAAGGTTGTTCAGACCGCAGGCGATGCCCTTGTTACCGTTGGAATTGAAGGCGTAGAAGTTAATGCTGGCGCGGCCATACACACCGGAGTAGACCTCGGAGCGGGTCAGCACGGGATTGCGGTCAGCATCCACGATGCCGGGAGCAGTGGCAGAATTGGCGTTGACAAAGTATGCGTTGGCATAGGCAGGGTCATCGGGACGTTCCATATCGCCGTCCCTCAGGGGGTTCTTAATGGCAGCGAGGGGAGGAACGGAACGACCGTTGCCCTTGAGCTTTGCCTGTCCCTCCTGGTAGGCAGCTTCAATAGCCGCCTTGATCTTTGCGACCGTCTTGGTATCGGACTTGGGGATGATGAGACTGACGCTGTACTTTGCTGCGCCGCCGTTGATGGACTTAGGCTCCCAGACGTTGGCGTAGGACCAACGAGTGTCGGGTCCGGTGATGACCTTCATAGGATTGTTGACTCTGGTTGTGTTGTTGGTAGACATATTAAAATTCCTCCATAAAATCATTTTTTGCGGTGTTTATTGCCGGACGCTTGTCGCTCTCCGGCACGAGCGCGGGTTTGCCCTGCGGCTTTTCAATGTAGGGCGAGAGAAGTTCCTCAAAGCGGCTCTTGCCGAGCAGTTTCTGCATAGCTGTGATACCGAGAACTTTACGCTCATACGGGTCGAGTCCTATGCTTTCAACAGCGGCAGCAACGGCGGTATCACTGGTGTACTTGCGGTTGGAACGACCTTCGACCAGCTTCCAGCCCGGCCAGTCCTTTCCGCTGACTGCCTGCTGAAGGGCGTATTCTTTCACATCGGACGCCCAGGCGGTGAGGGCATCGACCTTTCCGAGAATGTCGGCAATCTCCTCATCGGCGAGGAGCGCAGGCGTCTCAAAGTCGTAACGAGCAAGTGCCAGGTTTGCTTCGGCACGTTCTCTACATTCGGCTTTGGCCTTGCAAAACCGGCACCACTCGCCGCAGTGGAACTCGCCTTGACCGTCATAGGCCAGCTTTGCCTTTTCGGATAACTCACCATCTGCCCATTCAAGCAGAGCGTCCTTTTCAATGAAGTCTGTGCTGATATTGCCTTTGCGGGGTTGGAAAATCGTCATGCGGACGGATTCAATGTCATAGATGCCATCGAAAATTTCTAAGGCACCCAAGGCATAGAGTCGCATCTGGGGATTTCCCACAGCGCTGACCTCAACGCCTTTTCCATGCTTGTAATCCACGATGTTCATGACACCGTCGGCAATCACAATGCAGTCTGCTGTTCCGAATCCGTCCTGCACCCATCGGGAGAAATCTACTTTCTGTTCAATGCAGACCACAGGGCCGGAACAAGTCCGCTTTGCCGATTCCAGAAGTTCTACCACATAGGCGGCATAGGCTTCGGCGCAGTCCTCCATTTCTGAGTTGTACCAGGTAAGATTTTCGATGATGTCTTCTGTCGGAATGCCGAGAGCCTGTTTTAGCCGCATCTCGCATAAGGCGTGACAATCCGTACCTTCGGCGGCATAATCGCTGCCTTTATCCTCATAGGCTTCGCAAAGCCTTGCGGAAGGTGGACAGTTAAGCCATCGTTCTGATGACGATGCCGACAAAACGGCGTGTCCTTTAGGTGGCATCTGTCAACACCTCCGCATCGGCAAGGAGCGCCCTGTAGTTTGAGGGGGCTACGCCGGACAGCTTGGCTGCACCATACTTTTGAAGCAGAGCGCGAATTTCTGCGGTATGTCCCTGTCGGGACTTGTCCGCAAGCACGGCTCTGACCTGTTCCAGGGTCAGTACGGGTTCGGCAGGGGTGGCAGCGTCATGGGCTTCGTCAGCCGGAGCGGCGCTGAACATCTCTGCCAGTGTGTCTGCCACATCATTAATAGTGGCTGCGGCGCTGCGCAGATCCTTGATTGCCAGATCCAGTTCGCTGAGTTTGCCCATTGACGTTGCCTCCTTCCTTGATTTGCTTCTGTTTAATAGCGTGGTTGACTTTCTTCGCCAGGTTTGCGGATACGATGATGAAGTCCAAGAGCAGATCAACCAACTCTTCCTCCGGAGTCATCACCGTGATGTTGTCGGACTTGTGCATTCTTTTTCACCTCCTGCAAGGGGGCTGTATCGGGATGCCCCTTACAGTTGGCACTTGGTCAGCACAATTCCGTTTTGACGAAGGTTTTTGAAAAAACTTCAGAAAAATTTTCAGAAGATGTCCGACACCTCTGCATCAAGCGCTTTCCGCAGTTTTTTCAGGCGGGAGAGCAGCGTGGTGCGCGGGATGCCCAATGCCTTTGCAATGACGGCATCGCTCTGTCCCTGCAGACGCAGTTCTCCCATACGAATGGCTTCCGGCATAATCTCGCGGATGCGGTCGAGCAGGATCTGCATTTGATCCACATCGGCCACAACATCCGCAAACAAGGGTGAACCATCGGAAATGACATCGTGCTTGGTCATCTCGCCATCATCGTCATCCGCACCGGGGATAGGCTCGTCCATTGAACAGGCCTTGGGGTTTTCAAAGCGATAACGGCAATTCTCACAGTCGGTATCGCAGTAAAGCCACTTCCGCTTGGGACAGGAGCAGAGTCCTTGGCGCATCTGTCGGCGGCGAAATACGCTCGTTTCCTTATAAAAGGAGTCAAACTCCTCTTTGGTGACTGGGATTTTCTGATTCCCGTTCTGGATGAAGATGTAATACTTGTTCTCATTGATTGTCATAAAAAAGTCCTCCGTTTTTCGATTTCTCGAAACGGAGGACTCTTGGTGCTGCCGCAAAATGGGTATAGGAAACCGACCGCAGTCCTAACGGAGTTCTCCGTTTCGGATTGCAGCAAACCCGCTCAAAAGGCAGCTACAGTATTTATTTGTCCACCAGATACCGTTGAGCCATCGGTGATCGGTCGATGCAGTGCCTGATGGTGGAAACAGTCAACTGCGTTTTGCTGACTGTATCTTAATTATAGAAGAAAGGACTCTGTTTGACCCGGACACGGCTTGTCCGCTGAATATGGGAACAAAAATGTAAAAAGCCCTCTCCAGACGAGTACTATGACTCGTTGGAGAGGGCATAAGACGTGTGCGAGTATGGAACTGCTTCATTTTGCCGGACAGGATGTGTCCGTTTGGAAGAAAAGTTTTTATGTTTTTTCTGGATATGAATCTGTCCGTTTTATTGTACTGAATTTTCCGTAGAATTAAAGCAGTCCAAGGGGGTAGTGCAAATATCGCAAATATAGCGAAAACAGCGTAAAACACAATAAAAATATCAAAACAGCTTGAAAAAGACGCAAATATATGTTATAATATAAAAGCGAAATTGCGCAAACATACAAAGACGAGGTGTGCAAATATGTCTAACTCAATTAATGAGAACTATATTAGCATTGAAGATGCGGCATTGTTCCTAAATATAAAGCCTGTCACATTACGCAAATGGATAAAAGACAAAAATGTACCCGCCCACAAGATTGGGAAACAGTGGAAATTTAAGCGTTCTGAACTGGAAGAATGGGTAAAAAGCGGAAAGAGCGCAATGGAATAACAATTCTCCAAGAAGGGACAACAATATGTCTAAAGTGAAACTATATAACAGCGACTGCATCAAAGCCATGTCTGGAATTGCAGAACGCTCCATTGATTTAATCCTAACCGACCCTCCCTATAATCTCGGTAACTTTATGAAAAGTAGAGATACCAATCTCAAGAAAATGCGTGATAATTTCTTTGGCGCTGCAGGGTGGGATAACCTTGAATATGATGAGTGGGCAAACGCCATGGATGGCTTTTTTGAACAGGCGGCGCGTGTTATGAAAAAAGGTGGATCTATGGTTGTCTTTATGGCAGCCATTAAAGTTGAAACCACCATCAGCTTGGCTGAGAAACACGGATTTTATTATAAAACCACCGGAATCTGGCACAAGTTGAATCCTATGCCGCGAAATATGAATTTGCATTTTGTAAACTCTACTGAAGCATGGATATATTTTACATACAAAACGCGCACTGGAACCTTTAATAACAACGGTGTCGTGTTGCACGATTTTATTGAAACGGCAGTAACTCCTGCCAGTGAGCGCAAGTACGGCAAGCACCCTACACAAAAGCCGGAGGTACTTATGAATCATTTTGTTGAGGTCCTGTCCAACATAAACGATTGGGTTCTCGATCCTTTCATGGGAAGCGGCACCTCTGGAGTCGTATCAAAACGTTCTGGTCGTAATTTCATTGGAATCGAACTTGACGAAAATTACTTTGATATGGCAAAAAAACGTATCGAGGGGGTGAACTGAATGAAACCCACAGTCATTGACCTCTTTGCAGGAGTTGGCGGTTTGTCGCTTGGCTTTGAACAGGCAGGTTTTCACATTGTACTGGCAAATGAATACGATGAGGAAATTGCAACTGCTTATCGAAAAAATCACAGCGAAACTAAAATGGTTGTTGGTGACATTACTGCTTTAGATCTCGAAAAGACTTTCGGCATATTTGCTGGAAAAATCGATGTAATTATTGGCGGTCCCCCGTGCCAAGGCTTCTCTCAAAAAGGACAACGTAAGACAATACATGATAAACGCAATTTCTTATTCAAGTATTATGTCAAAGTCGTTGAACTTGTTCGCCCCAGATATTTTGTGATGGAAAATGTTCCAAATCTCTTGACAGCCGAAAACGGATACTTTCAGAAAGAAATCATCGACCTATTTAACGGGATGGGGTATGATCTGAACATGGGGATTTTGAATGCAGCAGATTACGGCGTACCGCAAAACAGACGACGTGCAGTAATTATTGGTAAAAGGGATGGTAAAGCGCCGGCGCTACCTAAAAAAGCGGAACAAAGAGTTACAATTTGGGATGCGATTAGCGACTTGGCTTTTCTCGAATCTGGTGAGGGACAAGAGAAACAGGAATATGTCAATACTCCGACCAGCGATTATGAAAAGTCGTTGCGTGGGGATGCACAGGTTCTTTATAACCATGTTGCAACTAAACATTCGAAACTGGCATTGGAAAGACTGGCACTTATCCCACCAAACTGTGGAAAAGAAGTCTTGCCCGACGAACACTTGACGAAGTCAATCTATAGTGGCACTTGGTCAAGAATGATAAAAGATGATATTTCTGTTACTATTACAACAAGATTTGATACGCCATCCTCTGGGCGCTTTACGCACCCATTTTTAAATCGGGCCATTACTGTGCGAGAGGCAGCACGTATTCAATCTTTCCCCGACAGCTTTATTTTCACAGGAACGAAAGGGTCACAAATGAAACAGGTCGGGAATGCAGTTCCACCTCGTTTGGCAAACGCCATTGCAACAGTAATAAAAAAAGATATGGAGGACGATGAAATATGATCAGGCCAGAATCTGCTCCTGTATATGACCAAATAGACTTGAAATTAGGAATTAAATCCTCTCTGCCATCTGTAAAACCGACGTTGGCATTACTTTTTCTCATGTGGCGTGAAATGGGGCGTCCGTCTGAGTTAGAGTATGCAACTGCGCAGGGAAACGCAATTGTACTGCGGACAGATATTGAAGAAGCACTGTATCAGAGACTACAGGAGTTTTCTGACGGGGTAACGTTAGAACAATTCCGAGATAAGGTGAATAGTAATTTGATGCTCAAAGCGCAGCTTGAGGCATTGTTGGTTGCTTTTGAACTTGTATGGAAAGTTGCAAAAATTAGGTTCTCTGATGGTAGGCCTAATAGTGCTGAAAGAACTGGCGGTTCTCGTTTCCCTAAAAAAGTATGGTTTACACTCAATATGGATCTGCTCGACACTGTATGTGGCAATGATACCGATTACATAAAAGTATTTTTCTCGTGGCTTGGCTTTGATCTTAATGCTGATAATGAAAAAGAAAGTAATATTATTCGTTTCCTAACTATTATTTCGGAGTCAGCATATTACAAGCTGGTCAATAACGAAGCTGATGTGGTGTTTAACCTGGAAAGTGTGTATAAAGCAGTCTTGTCTCATACCGATGCCGTTGATATCTCCGGTGACAAAGAAGCAAAGGGTTCTTTGCGTATTTTGAAATCTGCCCTTGCAGAAAACCTTATTTCAAATATTTCTGTCCACAACAATGCAGTAACAGCAATTGATGCAGATGCGTTGAGACACTATGCCGACAGAGTGGCTGTATTCCATCAGTTGGAACCTAAGGTATATCTCACAACTCCTGCTACAGAGCCAGCAATTGATTTTGATGCTCTGCGTCGGGAGTGGATGGATAAGGACAACCAGGAATTTATACTTTCATGTCTTGATTTCATGAAAACACACGGATTGTTTACGGATAAATCTCTTGAAACACTCCAGGATAAAGAACAATGTGCAGTTTTGTTCCGCCACAACTCGCTTAATGGCATTCTCTTATGCGTGAATCCCGACCAACCAGACGATGAGCAGCGCAAGGATGCTAACGGCAATGCCCGCTACTATTCCGAAAAGTATACGATTGCCGAAAATGAATATTTTGTTTCCTCCGAATGGAGACCCGACAGAGAAGATGCAAGAAAGCCATTAATAGATTGGATTTTTGCACTAATGCAGGAAATTAAATTCAGCACGGGTTATCAGAGTGCTTTCCCTCGTAACCGTATCCTCTTCGGCGCTCCTGGTGCTGGTAAAAGTTTCACTCTGAATCGTGAAAAGGATGTTTTACTTGCTGATGGCGGTGAATATGAGCGCGTGACCTTCCACCCGGATTACTCCTACGCTAATTTTGTCGGTACATATAAGCCCGTGCCGTGTAAGGATAGCGATGGCAAGGATGCAATCACTTATTCCTATGTGCCAGGCCCATTCATGCGTACCTATGTGAAAGCGCTCCAAAACAGCAGAACTGATGATCCCAAACCTTTCCTCCTCATAATTGAGGAAATCAACCGCGCCAATGTAGCAGCAGTGTTCGGTGATGTGTTCCAGCTGCTCGACCGTGGAGATGATGAGGTCAGTGAATATCCGATTCGAGCGTCCGAGGACATTAAAAAGTATCTGGCAAACGAACTTGGTGGTAATCCTGATAATTATGCTGAAATCCGTATCCCAGACAATATGTTCATTTGGGCTACCATGAACAGTGCTGACCAGGGTGTATTTCCAATGGACACCGCTTTTAAACGCAGATGGGGCTTCACCTATTTGGGTATCGATGATAGTGAAGCCGGAATCGTTGGCAAAAAGGTCATCCTCGGTCAAGGCAATTATCGCCGCTGTGTGGAATGGAATGCGCTCCGCAAAGCTATCAACAATGAACTTCTCTCTTATAAAGTGAATGAGGACAAACTGATGGGGCCATATTTCATTTCCAAGAAGAATATGCCTGAAGGAGAAATGATTGACCCTGCTGTTTTCGCACGTATCTTTAAGAACAAGGTTATTATGTACCTGTTCGATGATGCTGCAAAGCAGAAACGCCTAACATTGTTTGCAGGATGCGAAGATAAAAACAAAAACTTGTATTCTCAGATATGTAGCGAATTTGATGCCAAAGGTGTGTACATTTTCTGCGATAACATCAGCAGTCAGTTTATTGATAACGTTCCAGAGGATGATGGAGAATGATTTCAGTATTTTTACGCGAACAAAAACGCTATACCCAGGAAGACCTGGTTAAAGAGTTTCACTGCTCCGAAGAAAAGACTGTCCGCATTCTGAAGCGTCTGAAAGAGTATGGTGTTCTGAAGGCTGTAAAAGCAAATGATACCCAGAAAGATCTTACCGACCTCATAGATGATGACATTGAAATTGCTGATGTCGAGGTAGGCGAAAATGAATATTTGTATGTGTTCACTTTTGTGGGTGTTATTACCATTGAAGACCGCGTATTGAAATGCTACCCGAAATATCTGCTTGATGCCACGGCTCCGAAATCCGAACTGAAACAAGTACTAAAGGTTCTGGAAAAGTATAATTCCAAGGAGCAGATTATTCGTATGTACAACGATACGAGTGATAGCAGTGCATTTAATATGCTGGCTGTAATGCTGTTCCTCCTCCAGGATTATTTCGAGTATGGTGCATACACCAACACACAGGATATCATCGAATCCAACGGGTCGGGTGATATCCTGTGGGATAAAACCATTAACGAAACTTTTACCCTCTTAAGCAACAACCGGCCGTATTACCCAGAATTGTTGACTATGAAGCGTGTGAATGACGATTTTGATTTTTTCAAGCGTCTGCATGAATGTATCCTCACTCGCTGCACAGAGGAATTAAGAGATGCCGACCTGCTGGATTTGTTTGATATTATGGGCGTTGACATTTCTGATGAGCAAATCGAGGATTTCGGTGATAAGGAATATGTTCTGGATCGCATTATCAAGGAACTCAATGTTCAGTTCAATACCCGCAAACAGCTTCTGCTGAAAACGCTGTATGCCTACATAGCAAACAGCAGCACACTGGACGATTTGGATTGCTTCAGTATGTTCGGAACAAATAGTTTTAACCTGGTATGGGAAAAAGTCTGTGCAGAGGTAATGGATAACCAGTTGCAGAAACCTATCGGTGGTCTGCGGCTGCCTGTGCCGTTGGCAGAGCAGTACCGTGATATGCGGCATAAAAAACTCATTGATTTGATTGACAAGCCGCAGTGGTCTGGGTCTGCGCCGAACGGAGAACCGTTTGTGAAGCAGGCTGAGGATACATTAATCCCAGACCTCATTTCCATATTTCATGTTGATGAGGACTATCAGTTTATCATCTTTGACGCCAAATATTACAATATTCAGCTGGAACACAATAAAAAACTGCGCGGTCAGCCCGGTATCGAGTCTGTTACCAAACAGTATTTGTACCAGCTGGCATATCAGCCGTTTGTGGAAGCGCACCAAATCAGAACTGTGCATAATTGTTTCCTTATGCCCACGGCTTCGGAAAACATTATATCGCTTGGTACTGTTTCTCTGGCTATGTTGGGCAGTTTGGGACTTAAGGATATTCAAGTGCGATTGCTGCCTGCAAAACTGATGTATCAGCACTACATTAAAAACACAAAAATAGACATTCAAGCCTTAAATCTGTAAAAAGGAGGTAAAGCCATGGCGCCTGTTGCTTCACCCTCACCATCAAACAAGAAAGATAATACCGATGACCATGTCTTTACCGAAAAGCGTGTTCTGCGCATCCCAAAAGATCTGGTTCTTTTGTACTATAAACGACACCCCGATTTTCAGAGTGCCATCGATAGCGGAAAGTACATCTATATTGGCGGCATATTTGTCCTTCGTCCTATAGCAATCATCCTATTGGAACGGAATGTTGATGTTCACGCATTTTTCCGTTCTCAAAGAATCTTTGGAAAGAAAAATGGGCTGGCGGCTTTCTGTTTGTGCGAAGAGTATCTATTTGTTGATCGGGCACCAAAACCTGATGAGTTATATCATTCCTCTAAAGAATATAAGGGTAAGCGGATAGTCCATGCCGAAAAAATCGCATCGATCGATACGATTTCTGAGGAAATGTTTCGGATTATCATTTCCGGCGGTGGACAAGAACCTCCACCTAATTTTGGCGGAATGTTATCCTTTTTCATGGAACTGAAAGATGTTACTGAAGAAGGGCTGGCAGAATTGACAGGCATATCTGATCGTACAATTCGTCGATACAAAAACGATGAAGGTGACCGACCGACAATTGAAAATGTTGTTGCCATCGGGATTGCTCTGCACTTGTTTCCACACCAAAGTGTCAATTTGCTTGGTGCGGCGGGTTATCAGTTGCGAAAAAACCCTAAAGAGCGTGCATATCAATACCTTATCGATGTTGCATACAATAACACAGTCTATGAGTGTAATGAGTTCTTAAAAAATTTAGGAATGCTACCGTTAACAAATCTATAGAAGGGAGAATTCCTGTGGCTGACCGTTCGTTTAAGGAATACATCGGCAGTAGATTTTATGATCAATTCTTCAATGCCATAAAATCGTATATCATACAGAACCGTCATAATATCGAACTGCGTTCACGTACGGTCAGTAACGCTGATTACGCAGAACTCTCAGATTTTACAATCAAATCTGTTGGAATCGATGACCGAGATGGTATGGGAATCGCATTTGATGTCCTTGTTGAAGCGGAAATTTACGTCAAGGAGCACCATCGACATCGTGATATTATTGAGGATACCTGTTTTCCATGGCTCATTCTCTCCTGCACAGCTGATCTATCCAGAAATTTGGATGACCTCTGTATTCACCAGGTCGACCAGTACAATCAAAAAAGTAAACAGAGCAAGCCTTTGTCAGATTCTTTGGTTCCGATCAGCTATAAAATCGACCTTGATAAGATAGCTGCGGAATTTTTGAGAAAGCATTACCCAGAAGCATTACGAACCCCTATGCCGGTTGACCCCACGGTCCTTGCCGACAGGCTCGGTCTTTCGGTTGTTACGCAAGAACTGACAGAGGATTTTTCTGTATTTGGACAGATTTTCTTTCACGATTGTGATACCGAAGTATTTAATTCCGGCACTGGGAAGATGGAAACAGTTCACTTTCCGGCAAAGACTATAGTTGTTGATCCCAAGGCGTTTCTTTTGAGAAATCTGGGGTCTGTTAACAACACTATTGTGCATGAATGCGTCCATTGGGATCAGCATAGAAAAGCCTTTGAACTGGAGCGGTTGTATAACCGCGATGCCACACAAATAAAATGTTTGGTTATTGGTGGGTCGAAAGGTTCTTCCGACAGAACTGCTGCCGACTGGATGGAGTGGCAGGCAAACGCCTTAGCCCCTCGCATACAGATGCCGATAGGGGCGTTTAAGACGAAAGCGGCTGAATTTATTCGTAAGTATCAACGAGAAATGAAAGCTGCTCATATCGTGGATGTAATGGAAGCAGTCATCGATGCTCTTGCTGCATTTTTTGTTGTCTCTCGTCATGCTGCGAAAATGCGCATGGTGGATGCGGGTTATGAGGAAGCCATCGGTGCTTTTAACTTTATTGATGGGCATTATGTGAGACCCCACGCTTTCAAAAAGGGTAGTTTACAAAAAGATCAGACATACTGCATAAGTGCAGATGATGCGCAGATTATCGCTTTCAGCGATATGCGTCTTGCCGACCAGTCCCAAAAAGGTTTCTACATATATGTGGATTCGCATATGTGCTTGAATGACCCTAAGTATGTCACCCGAGATGAAAATAACGTCGTGCAGATGACTGATTACGGCCGATTGCACGTTGACGAGTGTTGCCTTGTTTTTAAGCTAAAAGTAAAGGCAACCAATAAATATGGCGAGGAATTTTATAAAGAGTGCGTTCTCTTTAGGGATGTAAATTCCGGTATTATCTTTCAGACCACTTTTGCAAAAGATGTCAGCGAAAATGTTATGGATAAGGCTGACGCAATTCTTGCGCATGAAAACGAGATGCAACGAGTATTGCAGGCTTTGCCTGCAACATTTGGGGATGCCCTTATTTATCTCATGGAATGGGCTGATATTTCCGTAGAGACCTTGGCGGAAAAGGCTTTAATATCGCCCAAAATGGTTCAGCGTATGCGCAATGATCCATCATATCCAAAGAACATCGACAGCGTAGTGGCTATTTGCATTGGGATGAATTTACCACCAGAATTAAGTAATGCGCTCATCAGCAGATCTGGCTACAACCTACGTCTTGCACAGAACGAAGCACATTTAATGTATAATTTTTTCCTCAACCATCTCTATATGGGATCAATCCACGAATGTAATGATATGCTGGTAGCAAAAAGTCTGCCGGTGATGACGGGAACAGAATGACTGCTCTTATTCATTTTTGCTGACATAGAGCAAAGGCACAAATGCCGGACTGACATTTAACAGGTGTCAGCCCGGCATTTTTATTTAGCTATCAGTCTCCTCTGTATTATCCGATACAGCGGCCCCCGCAAGAGCCGCCGCGGCAGCCGCTTCTTTCTGATGCTTTACCGTCCAGCCACCCTTGGGCGAAGGCTTGTAGGCCGCATTAACATCGTAGATCAGTGCAGACTCATCCGCAAAATAGATGCCCGGAATATTCCAGTTCTCTTCAACAGACCAATTAGCGGTTTTACGGATAAGGTCCGTAATAGCTGCGCTGCTGATTTTAATCTGGTACTTCTGCTCTCCCTCTGGCTTGGAGAAAGGCAGAGCGTTGGGCGCATCCTTATCACAGGCACGGATAGCAAACTGCTTGTCCTTCGTGTTGATCAGAACCTGAATGTACGGAGCATAGTGCAATTCAGCGGCGGTCTGATTGTTGAACTTCAGAATGTTGCCGGTCACAGTAGCAACAGATGCGGAACGGGTTCTAATGAGGTCAATGACGGTGAATTTCTCTAAAATAGACATGGTAAGTTACTCCTTTTCAATTACAAAGTTTTCGTCCTCCAACACAGTTGAAGGGGCGGTTTCAGTTGTCGTAGCCAGCTTTTCCATAATGCTGGCTACATCTTCTTGTTCCCAGGTGGGGTCTGCAATGAAAAATCCGGCCAAATGGCCTTTTACCACATAACGTGGTTTACACCGCTTGGTCTTTCGTTTTCTATATCGCCGTTCTTTACGGATTTGCTGTGCCAACAGCCAGTCGCTTCGTTCAATAATAGGGGCATGGTGTCCCTCAATGAAATACTGCGTTTCCAGTCCGTTGTTTTTTACACTCTTGTGAGTAAAGAAGTCTATCGTCACTGTTTTTTGACACAAGGCATCGCCACAGTATTTTTCATTGCGTAGAATGCCAAGGACGCTGCCGGAACTCCATGTCGATAGACCTTTTACGGTCAGAATGCCGCTTTTCGTCAGCAGTTCCGCAATCTGAGTGGATGAGTATCCTTCCAGATAGAGACTGTATATCGTGCGTACCACATCTGCCTCGTCCTCATCAATCTCCCAATCACGCCCTTTGTAGCCAAGCAGAGACCAGTTCGGATATATACCCATACCTTGGGCTCTGCGGCGCCTAAAAGACCATTTCAGGCTATTGGACTTCTGCTCTGATTCGCTCTGAGCAACGAGACTTAATACGGTGATGACCATATCGCTGCTACGATCCAGAGTGTTGAGTTTTTCTGTTTCAAAGTACACACCCACAGGTGGATTGAGTTTGCGAAGCATAAAGATGTAATTAAGGCTGTCCAACACATTTCGTGCAAAACGGCTGACCTGCTTTGTGATAATCAGATCGATTTCACCCGCTTTGCATTTCTCTATCATTTCAAGAAAATGTTCGCGGTGCAGGACAGAGGTGCCGGAGATGCCCTCGTCAGCAAATATGCCTGCAAATTCCCATTCGGGGTTTTCATGAATCATTTTAGTGTAGTTTTGCACCTGTAATTCATAGCTGCTGGCCTGGTTATCCTCTTCGGTGCTGACTCTGCAGTATGCACAAACGCGGAGTTTTTTCTTTTCCACATCTGCAATCATGTCCTTTTTTGCGGGAATTATCTGGACTTCTTTTTGAGGGCCATTCGCATACACCTCACGAATCGCATCTTTGGTGGATTGCCTTTTTTCATCGCTTCGACCGCGTGGTCGAAGTGGTTTTTTCTTGGTTATTTTCATGGGGATTCACCTCCTCCTGCTGCATAATTGTAACCACGGCAAGAAATCCGCAGTTTACGGCAGCACGGAGCCGGCGCACCTATATTATACGACAAATGCGTTATTTTTGAGAAATAAATACATCTCAGCTAAGATGTACTTTGGCAAAAAAATAAGAAGCCCGAAGGCTTCCTATCATTCGTTATCATGGCTCATAGCTTTGAGCATATGAATGGCCGCTTCTTTTTGACTTGGCGTCAAGCATATCCAACAATCGAACAGTTCCTTCATATCAGGAGAAAGTTCCACCATGTCTGTATCGGCAAAGAACTGCGACATAGTGATGCCGAATCCTTTACATATCGTCTCAAGGGTCGCAACGGAGGGAACAGTATTTCTTCTGAATATGTTACCGATGGTAGACTGTGCCAAACCGCACTCTTTTGATAGTTTGTACTCCGTCCAACCGCGTTCCCGCAATAACTGCTGGAGACGAGCGTGCGTATCCATAGCATCACCACCTTTCTCATAACTATTTTACTTCCAAAGTGAACCGTAAAATACATACGAGTTGAAGTGAGAATAGGTATGTGGTATGATGTAGTGTTGGATAGATCATACTGCGGAGGGGTAGGCATGACCGAAACAGAAAAGCGAAAGCACCGGGTTTGCTTCACCGGGCATAGGCCTGAAAAATTGTCACGATGCGAAAAAGATATAAAAACGGACTTGGAAAAAGAAATCCGTCAGGCAATCGCTGACGGACTGAACGTCTTTATTACTGGCATGGCACGAGGGGTGGATATTTGGGCGGCTCAGATTGTCCTGAAGCTTCATAGTGAAGGGATGAATGTAAAGCTACTATGCGCCTGCCCTTATGATGGGTTTGAGCGAGGATGGAGCAATGATTGGCAAAGGCAGTATACTGATATATTAGGGTCTGCCGATTTCGTAAAATATGTTTGTCCGAGATATAGCCGTTCCTGTTTCCAAATTCGAAATGAGTGGATGGTCAACCATGCTGCCAGAGTGATTGCTGTCTTCAATGGCGAAAAGAGTGGTACAAAGAATACCATTGATTATGCCGATAAAATTGCGGTGCCAGTTGTTCGCATCGAGGGATAATCACGCTGAAACTATTCCTATCACAATGAAACTTTTATAGCCACGCTGAAACTATTCCTCAAAGAAAAGTTTCAGCGTGGCTATGTCTTTGACACAGAAAGGGCGGTTAGGGAGGGGAAAAGCAGCTGCATAAAGCCCACAATGAAACTATTCCAAAGTGTCGCTTTGCCGAAAAGCCTTGTGCCGCAAGCATTTTTGCAAAAAGAATAAGGTTGATAGTTTCAGATACTCTCGTATCAAAACTATCAACCTTATTTGGTCGAGGTGACAGGACTTGAACCTGCGGCATCTTGGTCCCAAACCAAGCACTCTACCAAACTGAGCTACACCTCGAAATGTTGTTTAATAACAACAGCTTGATTATTATATACCATATTTTCGGATTTGTCAACATAATTTTCGCTTTTTATTAAAAATTAATTCAAATATTTTGAAAATCACCATAAAACATACCGAAAATGTGGTACAAAACAGCCGTCCCTGCATAAGAAACGGCTGTATGGTGCAGGTAACCCTGACAAGTGGCTTATTTATCGGCTTTTTATGGTGTGACAGTAAAGTTGACAGTGCATTTTCGGACAGTCATACTATTGCAATGTTATTGCTCTTCATATAGCTGTCAGCTACAGCAAGATTTTCCATACTGTATTTTTGGAAAACATCACAGTATGTATCAAGCGTAATTCTTATATCAGTATGACCGAGAAGATTTTGCAGTACCTTTGCAGGCATACCTGATTCAATACATCTTGTTGCATATGTGTGACGAAGTGAATGTAAATCAACCTTTCCGTAAACACTCTTATCAAGTATATCATACTTTTTCAGCGTGTTTGCGTATTGATAATTTACCTGATTAGTTGTGACAAGTTTATCCACACTTGAAGCAAATATAAGACCGTCTTTTTTATCTCCGATACACTGTTTTAAAAAATCAGCCACATCATCATTAAAATAGATTGTACGCATACCTGCTTTAGTCTTTGTGGAATTACTTATATATGTTTTACCGTTAAGACCTCTGCTGACAGTTTTACAAACTCTAATTGTACGGTCATTAAAGTTTATATCTCCTACCTCTAAGGCGTTAATTTCGCCCATACGCATGCCTGTAAACATTGACAAAAGCATTTGTTCCGAATAGCGTATATCCTCGCTTTTGAGAACATCTATCAGCTTTTTCTGTTCATCAACAGTCAATGCTCTTACTTTTACAAGCTCCTGCTTTGACTTTGGCTTTCTGATGTTCAGCATAATGTTTTCTGTAACAATTTTCTTCCTTACAGCTTCATTGAAAACTGACTTTAAAAGCTGATATGCTTTATCCAAGTATGACTGCGAATAAGAGATTTTAGAAATGAAAAAATGCTTTATTACATCTTCCGTAATCTCACGCATTGCTAAATCATAAATAGGACTCATTGACTTTAATGTTTCATTCTTGCGGTCATATGAAGTTTGCTTAATCTCATTAAGAGAGAATTGTTCTTCAATCATCTTTTCGGCAAGCTCATAGACAGTTGTGTTATCGGGTTCGTCAAAAAATCCTGCTTTTGCCTGAATACGATATTCAAGCAACTTATTCTTAACAATGCGTTCGGTTTTACCGTAAGCCGTCTTGCGTTTTTTCTCACCGTTAATTTCAAGCGTTATCTGACCTGCAAAGCATTTTCTGCTTTTAACATAGTATACAGAACCGTCACCGTAATCAAGTTTATTACATTTAGACTTAGGTTTTGTGCTTTTAGTGCTGATAAAAATCGTTCCTTTCCAAACCGTAAAGCACAAAAGATTTTTACTATATCAGTATTGTATAGCCTTAAATCTTTTGTGTCAATACGGTTGCTTAAATATTATGTAAATGCTTTAAATACTCATACCCTTCTTTTCTGCGACCAGTTAAGAAAAGCATTTAGCTCAACTTTAAGATTTTTACCTACCCGTATTAAAGGGAAATCTGCTCTCAACATAATATTGCGTGCAGTAGGCAAGGAACAACCAAGTGCTTCGGCAACCTCTTTAGTACCGATGAATTTAATCTCTACACTCATATTAAGTCCTCCTTTTCATCAGGAAGGCTTTCTGCAAGTTTTAGAAACTCTTCACAAGCATAACGCCTGCCGTTTTCATCTTTTGAAGGTCTTTTAGAGCGGTAGTTATCTCCGTGAAGAGGTATCCCTAATTTACCTAAAAAGTATCGCAAGTCTTCAAAACTGTAGCCGTTATAAGATGTACCCATTTTTTGACCGTTACTCATGTCGATTATCCAATATCTCTGACACGCTCTGTACCGTAATGCCTTATAACCCAAGAACACCGGCTTTAATTCATACCCAGCTTCTCGAAACACTTCCTTAATACGCCAACTTGAATAATAATCATATGTCGTGATAAAAATTAAATCGCTGAGCTCGCTACCGCCTGTATATTCGAGAATTTCATCGGAATCATCTTCATCACACATATTCTTTTTCTCATCATTCATATGCTACCACCTTCCGTTTCTTCTGCGTGAAAATAGGGTATATCTTCAAACAAAGCGAACTGAATGATGTAATCACATATGCGAGGTGAATTGTAAAAGTAACCGTCAATACAATGCTCACTAAGACCGTATGAGGTTGCCGCACTGTATATACAGCTATATGACTGGAGAAAATTCGATAGAGTCATAACTCCGACTCTATCAAAAATTTTGTCATGAAATATCAGAGAACCGCCTCTTGACACTTGTTCACTATAATAAGTCCCAAGCGGTTTGTCCTCTAAAATATCAACTCTGTCGCACCAATTTTTAATACCTGTTGTGATTCCGATATTAAGAATTGTGTCAATGTCCTCTTTTGGCAAATGAACCGTATGCTTTTGTATTTGACCGTTAAAGTCCTCAAAAGCTACTAAAAGGTCATTTGTTTTCTTCCAATACTTTACTACTTCATTAAGCATATAATTATCACTCATAATCATTCTCCTTATAGAAAATTATAATATAAAAAATATGAAGTAAGATAATCATATTTCTATGGTAATCAGTTTTTAGGTTTTTCGGGTTTTCGGTTTTTATTTGTGTGTTTATAAGAAATTAAGTTTCTCGGTATTTATGTATTTCGGGTTCAATATCTCACTCCATATCCTTTGAATAAAAAGTGCGTTCAAATTCTTCATCAGATACTACCTGATTATTTGTGTTACTGCTTGTATTTATTGCAGTTAGTGTAAACGGACTGTTACTTTCGGAAATCTTATTTACAATCTCGGCAACATCAATCTTTGTAAGGTCAACACTGACAAAGCAATCTGATAAACTTTGCTGTGATAAACTAAGAAAATTCTTTTTAAGCCAAGCCCTTATCTGAGGGTTAATTTCAAGTTTTTTCTTATGGTATTTCTTGTATATTTCATACAGAATACTCCAAAATTCAGCAACAGCTTTTTCACCCCATATAAAGCTGATTTTGTATATCAAAGGGAACAAACCGCTACCGTAAATGATATGCTGAATGCTTTTATTCAAGCTATTGTTAGCAGGACTTTCACAACGCAAAGCGTGAAAATTACTGCATTCAATTATTTTAAGCAGGTCGTTTGTAAAATCAGTAAAACAGCTGTTAAGAGGGTCATAAAAACGGTATCTGTCACATATTTTGCTTGCAATGAACTGCGATACAGAAACATCATCTGTTATATGTTCCAATTGCTCGGTTATTTGATGAGCATAGTTTCCTCTGTATGAAGCCTCAAATCTAACCCAACTGTCGCACTGCAATGCTTCATCAAGGCGAAAACCGTTGTTGCTAATTTGTTCCGATTTTTTATCATAAACCCTGAGTAGTGACTGTGCGTTTTCAGCCCTTGAACCGATATAGAATGACGCAGTAACCAAATCTCTTTCGACAGAAGAAATCTTTCTTTTACTGTGTCTATAATTACAGTCAAGCACCTGTAAACTTTCGTCCTTTAACCTGCTGTATATGCTATGCGGTGATAAATCATAATTTTTGTAGTCAGCAGTTAAATCTATACGGCTCAGTCTGTATCTGTACAACGGACTTTCAATGTTGCTTAAAAATTTTCCGATATTTATATTCTCACCGTAGAAATCAAAATACCGCTTTTGATATACTGCCCAAGAGTGAGCAGAGAAACGAACTAATATTCCCATATGCACAAAAGTTTCGTGTAACGCTATAGTGAAGTAATATGGAGCGTTCTCAATAGTAAATGCTTGTGAATATGCCTGCGGCTTTTTATCATGCATTTCTACAACTTTACCGAGCAACAGTTCTATGTCTGCCTTATAGATAAATTCCTGTATCATTGAATAAGCTGTGTTCTGCCAGTCTGCACAAATATCATCAACTGGATAGAACAAAACTATAGAAACTTCGTCAACGCCGACTGTTAATTCTTTAGCCATTCATATAATCGCTCCTATAATATCGAACACATATTCGATAAAATTATATTATCCCCTTCATTAAAGTGAGGGGATTTGCTTTGCCGTCAGGCGGTTCGCACCTTGACGGTGCTACCGCCACGGCAAAGTCTTACCCTGCCTTTTTAGGTGGATTAACAGGCTTAATATCGCTTGCCGAAGCACTTATGCGGTAACCCTGCGGAGTCCAATACAGCGTTAAGACTAAGTCGGTAAATGAAACGAATACTGCTTCATCTTCCTGCAAATCAAGCCTTACATCACCAAGAATTTTCACAGACAATTTTTCATAGGCACGATGCGGTAAAACTACCTCATATTTATAGCCCGAAATGTTATCTGTTCTCTTTCCATTGTCATATTCGTATGCAGGTAAAACTGACACCAGCATTAAATCTGTGCCTACTGTCTTGTAGGCGTCAATAACTATATTTTTAATATCCATAGTTATTACCTCCCATTATTAAAAATTGTATTTACTCACAAAGAGCATTTTTTATAACCTTATCCGTAATAGACATATCTCTGATTTTAGGAATGACTATTTCAACTGTAGGTTGTCCGTCAACTCTCAAATATCCGTGACCTCTCGGCTTTGGTTCTATCAAATCGGCTTCATCAGAAAACAACATACGAGCCGATTCTTTTGAAAGTCTGCCCAAACCAAGAGCTACCCCAAAATTATCTCTTGCACCTGAAAGAAAATTAGTAGTATCACACCTTTGCATTGCAAGCAATAAAAATATGCCCACTCCTCTTCCAAGCATTAAAATTGAAGCTAACTTCTGTTTAAATTCCTCTTGTTGTTTCTTTGGAATAGAAGCTAAAAATCCACTCCATTCGTCAAATACCAAAAAACACGCCTGATTATCAAGTGTGGGATTTTCCATACGATTTTGAAGCAAATCAAAAACCGTATTTACTCCCTCTGATACATTTTGATGTTTATAATATCTTCCGCATTCTTGCATAGCAATAAAATCTATGCCCTTGTAATCACAAAGATATATCAATGAATTAGATATAGCTAACTGCTTCAATATATATTTTAAAGCGTATGTTTTGCCTGAACCTGTTGAGCCACACAAAAGGATATGCGGTGTCTTTTTGCAATTCACTTTTAAAGGCAGAACAAAACCTCGAGAGAGAGCCTTGTTATCAATGCCCAAATTAAAAGATGTGTTACACTTCATCATCATAAACATCACCCATATTAATATGATTATTATTATTATCACGGTTAGTAGCATTTTGATAATATATTGCAGAATTTTCAGTGCAGATATATAAAATATCAATTAACAAAATGTGATTATCTTCATCATAAAACACCCTGTCTGCATATATCGAGTAGCAAAAAGCAGTCACGCTTTTATAAATTGAAGGAAGACCAAAAACTCCATATTGTTTTAACTCACTTTGAAACAAGCGACTCAGAGTGATTTTAAGTAAATCATCATCGTAATTTGGTTTCTCTAAAAGATTTATACCATAGCGGTAAAAAACACAGTCTTGTCTTACACTGTAACCAATATAATTTACCGAAGAAATGTCTTGCACAGGAATATGTAAAATATCATTTCTCTTAAGTGTTTCATAAACAAAAGCTTGCAAACACGGATAAATAATTTCAGAGTTTTTTGTCAGTTGCCGAGTAGAAAATTTGTTTGCTAACAGACGAATTGAAGTTTTAATGCTTTCATTTTTCAACAAATAAACTACGATATATGTAAGTAATGAAAGCGGTAAAACCGAAAAAACACAAAAACTTGCAATAAATAGGTTACCGAAAAAAGGTGACAACACTTCCGAAGCAATATCTTTATTAGCTTCCCAGTAAATAACAAACACAATTACTGATACAATTCCACCAATTGCGAGAGAACCAAAGAATAATTTGATATCGTCATTATTACTCTTATTAACCATTCACAATACCTCCATATATGCGTATCACTGATGATTAGGACAACAGTGATACGCATTAAAATTTGTAAGCTATAGTACAAACGCAGTAATGTTAGTTGTTTGTGTCTTCGCCTTTAAGCTCAGATTCGCTATGTAACAGAAAGCTTTGAATATACCCAACAGAGTATGCAAAACTCTGCACAAGACTCTCTTCCTTAAAGTTTGCACCGAAAATTTGAATAGTAATCCCACTTTCATTCGGGTTAATATTAATCTCATAGTCTTTGCCTTTTGAATCAGCAGCTTCGAATGAAGCAAAATTGTAATCGTTCAACTCGAAATAGCTTTTAAGACAATTCAACATGGTCTTAAAATCGTTAATCATATCATTAAAGCTGATATGACTGTGATTAATAAAGGCGGATACCTCTACTGCTCCGTTATTCTCAATGTCTGCATTGAGATTGTAATCAAAACCATCAAAGTTTCCTGAAACCTCTTCAATATAAATATTTTTAAACATGATTTAAGACTCCTTTTTAACATGATTTTCTATTATAGAAATATTTTGTGATAATTACTGTTATAATTACTATTATAATAAAAACACGGTGACTTATTGCGTACCATAATTTTCACCTCCAATATGTTCAGCGGTATGCAACCTGTTTGTTACCTGATGTTTTTGTAAAATCAGGTGTCAATTTTCTTTTGACAATTACATTGTACATAAGCAACTTTTTTTTTCAAAAGTAGTTGTTTCTAATACTACTTTTGACAAATTTTAAAAAAGCGGAAAGTAACCTGTTTGTTACCTGATGTTTTTTGTAAAATCAGGTGTCAATTTTCTTTTGACAATTACATTGTACATAAGCAACTTTTTTT